AAAGACCTACTGCAGTGTTTATAGCACCTACTCCAGTTGTGCCATTATTAACTGTAGTTTCTAAGTTAGTTATTTTAGTAGAACTTGAACCAGACAAACCTACAGCTGTAGATAGACTAGATATAGCTGTTGCATTAGAAGTTAAACGTGTGTCATCAACAGCTACCCAGGCACTACCGTTGTATCTATATTGTTTGTTATTATCATTAGTGTCAAACCACAAATCACCTGCGTTTACCCCTGTAGGTTGATCGTCTTGTGAATGTATGGCTATGCCAGAAGTATCGTTTACGGCCACCCAGTTACTGCTACCAACCGCAGTTGCACGATACAACTTGTTGTTATCGTCTGTATCTATCCAAAGGTCGCCAATAGCTGTAGCAGCTGGTGCTGAAGTTCCTACAAAGGTTGTTACTTTACCATCTGCTTTTGCATCTGCATCTGCAGCATCTTGTAGTGCAGCTGCAATTCCTGAATCTTGTGTTGCAACCCAAGAGCCCGAACGTCGAGTATAAACTTTGTTACCATCGTTAGTGTCAAACCAGATGTCACCTTCACTTGCAGAACCTGGAGCATCATTTTGGTAAAAACTGTCAATCTTACCATCTGCTGTTGATTGCGCTGTAGCTGCGTTTGCTATTGCTGTCCCGATAGAACCATCTTGGATAGTCACCCATGCGCTTCCGTTCCAGCGGTAAAGTTTATTGCCATCATTGCTGTCAACCCAAAGATCATTTACAGCTACCGCAGTTGGAGCATCATCTTGTACAAAAGTTTGGTTCTTCGCGTCTACTTTAGAAGTTAGAGCAGTAACAGAGGAGGTACTTGCTTTAGTTGCTATGTCATCATCATTAGATGTTATCTGTGTTTGTAATCCACTAATAGCATTAGCTACTCCATTCGTACCACCAAAACCATTTAACGCACTGTTTAAAGATGTAATAGAACTAGTTTGGTTAGTTATAGTACCTTCAGCAGATGTAAGTCTAGTGTTCAAACCGCTGACTGCAGTAGCTACAGTAGAGGTTCCAGAGTAACCAGACAAAGTACTTTCTAGTTCTGTAATATCTCCTGTGTGAGCAGTTATTGTTCCTTCTGCAGATGTTACCCTAGTTGTTAAAGCACCTATAGCAGAAGCATTTCCGCTTATATTATTATTAGCATTAGTTATAGAAGAATTTAAAGATGTAATATTTATTGAAGTTGATATATCTCCATTGTCACTAACACCCGCAACTAGTAATAAATCAGATGCGTTTTGAGATATGGCATTACCATTAGCGGTAATCTGCGTTTGTAGAGTTGTATCAGAGGAACTAGTAGACCCGGCCGTACTTGCTGCCCAGGTACTACCGGTGTACACGAATATCTCATTACCGTTGTCGGTGTCCATCCATATATCACCAGCTTGCAAGCTACTGCTGTCATCTCTACTTGTAGGTGCAGAGGTTGACCTTATAACCCTAGGTGTACTTGTTGATAAACTATTAACTGAAGCTTGGGCGGCGGCAGCTGCAGAGTTTACAGTAGCTATAGTAGTCTGTAAGTTAGCAGTAGTAGAACCTAAAGTAATAGGTATAGTTGTGTTTAATGTAGAGAAACCAGGTAGAGCACTTAACTCTTCTGAAAGAGCTTGCATTACTGCCCCAACATCAACTGCAGTAGTAGCAGCTACGCCTTCAGTAGCATTGTAAGGGCTTACTACGTCTGCAATACTTACAAACCTAACCCAATAATAATAAGTAGCTCCATAACCTACTTCATCAGCATATACAAAAGCATTAGTAGTAGATATAAGAGTAGCGCCGCCAAGAGCATTTGCTTGCGATCTCCATATTTCTGTGTATGCGTGGTTCCCGTAACTAGCTTTGTCCCAAGTTAAAAGTATGCCAGTAAAAGCACCACTTGCTTCTAGGTTAGTAGGTGCGGGTGGGGTGGTAAGATCTCCAGGCCCACCGTCATCTGGAGGAGATATGCCATTTTCTACACCAACAGCCTTGTTTCTTACCTTTACGATACCAGAATCAGATAATTCTCTAAGAGTTACAGCTCTATCTAAAGGATCACCACGTCTGCCTAATCTAACTTCTAATGCTTCTTTAATAGCATCGAGTGCTATCTTTAGTTCTCTGTCAGTTTTCGGAGGTATATTTTTTAAGCCTGGAAGTTTTGTAGTCATTACACTTCCTTAAGCTCTACGATTGACTCTCCTAAACAAACCTCGTTTACAATTTTCGCAGTCTCTATCTCAAAAGCAAAAGTTTTATGTACGCTTGCGGGCAACCGCACTGTAGGTTCGGGTATAGCTGTAGCACTAAAACTAGGAGTGGTACCCGTAATACTAAAAATACTACCGCTTGTAGATATAGTAGCGTTGTATATTACCGAGCCATCTCCGTACACTTTTAATGTTACCGGGTATGCTTCTGCATCTACTTTTGCAAACCCCATACTAGTAGGCCTTGCCATTGGAAAGTCTTTACTCTTCCAATTGTACGTAAGGTTAGTAGAACTACCTTGAAACTTTTTAATTTTATTTCCTATTATTAAATACAGCTCGTTATCGTCAGGGTCAGTAAAACCGCCGCGTATTAACGCACCTGCATCTAGATCTACAAGTGCGTTTGTTCCCTGTCGGGGGTCAAATATAAATCCACCAAAACCGGAGCCAGTGTTGTAAAACCCTACATACCTTCCTTGCCAGTAAAAACCTGTGATAGTAGAAGGGTAGTAGTTAGCTTGCCACTGTTCTGCAGTTATTATCGGCTCTGTTATATTTTGAGCTTGGGCACCAGAAACTGCAATAAGACCGTCTGGCCCTGCATATATCACTGTTTCGCCCATATCCACCATAGATCTTTTACTTAAACACGCTTCTGCTGTTTCTATTTTTATAGCAATCATGGCTGAAGGGTCGCTACCCGTTACTAAGTAAGGAGTGCTTTCTGTTCCTACAATAAGGCCGTTAGAGGTGGCTTTTATACCTACTATTTTTTCTTCTATACCTAGCCTATAAGCAGCAGGCCAAGCGTGTGGTTGGTAAGCTTCACTAAAACATATTCTATTGCCCGTAAAACCAGCAAAAGTACCGTTACCTAAAGCTAGCAACCCTTTCATAGGCCCGTCTGGGTATAGAGCGCTGTCATCTGGTGGCGCAATCCAAGTGCTAGAAGGTATAACTTCAGCTAGTTCAGTGTTTTTTGATACATCTGTATAGGTCGTAGCAGACAATGCCAGCTCTGCTACAAATTGAAATTGCGTAGAATTAGAACCAGTGTTAGATCTGTATATTCTTTTCTTTGATAAGTTGGTATTACTAATACTTGTAGAAGTCTCTAGCGCAGATAGAGCTACGGTCATATTATCATCCGTGGTTATAACTGTAGAGGCGGGTGAAGGAGGTCCTTCTTCTCCGTACGCAGATACAAAAGTGTATACGTAGGAAGTTTCGTAATCTAACTCTGCGTCTGAATTACCACCAAGTGCTACACCGTTTGCTACAGAGGCACTGTTACCCGTACCCGTTGCAGCAGCAGATAATTCTACTGTTAAAGTAGAAACACTAGGCACTGTCTTTATTTTATAATTACCGTTTATATCTGCAGCAGCTACTCCCTGCGTTGTAGAAAAACCTGTAAGTGTTATGTATTCACCTACAGAAGCACTATGTGCAGTGGCTGTGCCACTTGTAGAAGTAGTTATTGTTATAGTAGAACTTTCATTTACAAATGCGATAACTCCATCAAACTGTGTTTGTCCTACTGGGGCTACCGTAGGAGCGGCTGTAGGAGCGGGAATACCTAATCTGTAAGCAGAATTAGGATATACAGAACCGCCAATTATGTCAGAAGACCTACCCATTTTAGGAAAAGTTTGACCCGACCAATATAGCGTGTCATTGGTATCTCCTGGTATAGCACTACGCACGACATTTACATCTTCATCGAATTGTAGCCAACGTTCTGGATCATCTGTGTACTTAAAAACAGATTGCCTAGAAGAATTAGAAAGAGTAAGAGTATCAGAGTTATCTCTTATAGGTACTAAACGCCCACTTTCAAGATTTACGTCAGTAGCTGTTGTAGCTAACTCATCTTTTAATAGACGGGGAGAAGCTTTAGGGGCAAGCCCTCCGAATGTGTTAAGTTTAATATAGGCCATTTTTTCATTATACAGTATTCAGAACTGATTCTTGCAGTTCTCGACTCCTTCTTCCTACTTGGTTAAACCATCTGCTGTCTTCCATTTCAGCTGCCATTTGTTTCCAATCGTGTGCTCTACATGCTTTTAGCATGTTACGGAACTTAGAAAGTCTAGTCCCTCCTAAATTAAAGCACATATTAACTATAACATGTTGTATATTTTCGGGTAAATTATAAAAATCTTCTTCTGTACCAAACACGTGTATAGCCTCATCTACGTGCTTAGCAAAATCATCTTCATAATACAGATCAACAACTTCTTGTGATACTTTAGTACCCACTTCCCAATCGTATTCAGGATCATTGGGTTGACATAGGTGCCCAACACCTAGTGTTTTGTAGCCTAAACTATCTTTATATATCTCTAAGACTTCACCCTCGTGTCTTTTAATCTCTTCTTTTAGTTGTTCTACATTCATGGTGTTATTATCCTGTCGTCTACTGATTTAATCTTATCTTCTTTTAAAAAGACTTGCAGTTCCGTTACAGTTGTTTTTTGTGCTGCTTCTACTTTTCGTAAGTTAAAATCAGCGTCTTGCCATTCGCTTTGTAACCTAACTAACATGTTAAATTGCTGAGCTACTCGGTCAGTCATCTGGGTTATATCGTATTGTTTACCATCAAAGTTGATTAACTGTGGTAATTTGCTTTCGGCTTTAGCCATAGGTACCTCCTTATAAAAAGCTAGAACCAATGATAAGGACATACACGCCTATAATCATTGTTGTGAACTTAGTGTCCATACGGTCAAACTTAGCATCTCCTTTGTCTAAGCGTTTCTCTATAGCAGTGTATCGAATATTACACTCTCTTTCGTGTGATTCAATTTTTGCCAATGTTTCTTTCACCGTAGCCATGTTGAAATTATATACTAAGTCTAGATAAACTCAATTGAATGAGTTCCGTTTCCAACAAAACTAATGGCGCTGCTGTAAACGCCTGCAAATCCATGGGAAGCAGTCCATATTCTAGAAGTACCACTAACACTAGAAGTCCATCCAATGAGCGATGTCCCGTCAGACTGGTTATAATCTCCAGTAAAACCACCCCCACTTGGTAGAAGATTTCTTACTCTTATAGTACTCCAAGAATTTGCTGCCGGTGCGCTAGCTTGATACCCAACACCTCTTACTACAACAAACAATTGACCTCCTAAACTAAGGGCCTCTTGACCAATACCTTCAAGATAATAGGAAAAAGTAGAAGGGCTACCAAAGTTACCAACTCCTCGAAGGTCGGGTGTTCCTGACTGTGCGCCCAATTTCATATAACCCTGAGATGTAGAAGAGCCATCGTTCCTTACAACAGATGCCCCATGCGCAGTAAAAGCACCTGTTAGGGTTCTAGTAGCTGCGCCTTTAGTAGATCCGCTAGTATAACTACTTGAACCGCCTACAACTCCTCCTGTATCATGTAAATCATCAAATCGTAAAGTTTGATTACCCCCATTAATACCAAGAGTATTGTTAGAGCCATTTGCCTGGGGAGGCATATGCCTGTAGTCAGTAAAAGATATATTAGAATTAGATTTAGCAGACACACCTTGGTTAGGTGTACGATAGACACTAGCTAATTCTGCCATATCTACATTTGTATCTTTAAACCAAGACATTAATAATATTCCATTTTATATTTTTCAAAAGTACAACTGTAATTATTTTTTACGTTCTCCCAAGTTTCACCTTCGGGAACGTTATAACTTTGAGTAACTTCTCCTAAGTTTACCATGCTCCCCCAATTTTTTACATTTGACTCTTCTATATTACGAAAGTAGTTTATCCAAGACGTTAAGCTATCGTGTATAGGAGAACCTATATCTACGTAGGTGTACGCTACTGTAGCACCTAAAGACTTTTCTACTTCTCCTAAAACATTATGATACTCAGACACAAATAAAAAGTTTCTCGTACCATCTGCATCTGGCCTCATTAGGAAGTTACACAAATGGTATTCTCCGCCGTCATTAATAAACCCGATAAATAAACCTACAAGGTGATTGTTAACATAAGTACCTATAAGTACCCCGCCTGGTTGTAATAAATTTCCTAGGCAAACGTTGTACCAAAAATCTGTTTTTATATCTTCTGAAGCAGAAGCTATTTCTTCTGGAGTGTAGTCTACTCCAGGATAAGCATAAGTACCTCTATTTATATACCCACTAGACTGTATATATAAATCTTTTAAAACACCTTCGTAGTAAAGAGTTGTTATGTCTTCTTCTGTAAGTGATGCGGCTTTGTACATTCCTACAGTATATCGCCTTTGTACCTTTGTGACCATATAGTAAGACTGTACTTAGTGCCTTCAATAAGTTCTACACATTCGTGTGGGTGTGTTACTTGTCCTGGGAATAAAAGCAGTTTACCTACAGGTATATCAGCATTGCTTATGCCTTGTCTAGGAAAAAATAACTCGCCACCTTTATAGTTTTTATTTAATTTTACTGAGCCAGTTACGTGCGAAGAGTCATGGTGTAATGCTAATTTAGTTTGTGAATTTGTAGAATACTTCAACATAAACGCATCTCTTACACCCTCTACAACCATAGGATTCCAATAAGGTTCTATTATAGGTTTGACATGTTTTTGCCAATGTTCTTCTAATTCTTGGTATAGGTTAAGTTCTTTTAGCCTTATCTCTTGTGCAGGGTAAGTATCGTTAGGCAAGCTTTTCCACTCTGCATTTTGCTCTGCTAGTTCTATAAGTCTTTGGCATTGATGTTCTGACATAAAATCTATCAGTATCATGTCTTTATCTATGACTTCATAGTCATGGGTAGGGGTATGAAACAAGTTGTACTGCGGGTACATTTCTTTATAGATACGTTCAAAGTTATCTTTTGCAGAGTCATCTCCATTGCCGTGGTATATACAAGGACAACACGTTGTCTCTTGGTTATGTAATTGTTTACCTAGCATAGTTATATTAGGCTCGTGACACTGAAATATATAAGCTTCTACGTCTAAGCCTATGTCATAAATGCCTTCTAAATATGCTTGTTGATAAAACAACTGATCGTCTTGGCGATCTGTTATAGAACCGTGGGTTAGTATTTTTTTTATTTCTCCTACTTCACCAATAAACGTACCAGAGTTAAGATATCTATACCTAGTATGCACGGAAGGAAACTGATTACCTAAACTAGGATCGGGCCAACACACTTCTTCTGCAGAAAAAAGTACCTTATGTCCCATATCTAAATATCTTTCTTTGATTGTTTCTAATGAATCAGAATAAAAAACATCGTACGCATCTGTAAAGAGTAAAATATCCGTGTCCGGCAAATGTTGTATATGTTGTTTTAGTATATTTACTTTTTGACCACCACCTGGCCCTGTCATATCTGAGCCTCTCCAGTCAACACCTGCACCCCAGTTATCTATTTTTACACTGTGCTTATCTGCAGAATCATATAGTTTTTTCATTTTGGTCACGTCTGTACCAATTGTTATTGCATGTATAGTCATATCTCTCCTATCATTACGTATGTCAGAAGGTAGTATATCAGTGCGGGCTTGGTTACAAGCATCTTCTTGTAAAGCCAACGCCATAAGACTGCCTTCCCTAATTTGTTCTGGTATGTACTCATCTACGGGTATTATACCTTCTTGCATTATATTAGTACCCAAAAGCTTTTTTGCTCCTTTTGGTGCTATAACGTAAGCTGTAGTGTTGTAAGGGTACCAAGGTCTTTCTAACCTATCCCCCATTTTTATAGTATTTTGAGGTTCGTTTTCATTACGTTGTAGGTATAACAAATCCCAATAGTCTATTGTATGGTCATAAAACTCTTCATCCCACTTATCTATATTTATAATTGCATCATCCTCTATTACATATATAGGCTCATCTAACTCTACGCACTTTTGCCACATGTTTCTATGTGATAAAAAACACGCTACTTCTGTAGGTACAATACCTCTTTTTTGAAAAGGGTCTATCCACCCAGGCCTTGTTTTGTACATAGATAAATCTTTATAGCCGTCTACTGCTTCTACAAACGTGTAGTTTTTTAACGTTGGGTTTTTCTCTATAAAATGTTGTTTACGTTCAGGCCTACTTTTTAGATTAATTACAAACTTCTTCATTAGTTAAATTCCTTTGCTACTTCTACATCATAGTTCCAGGAGTTTATATTCATAGATACTCTTTCTCCACTTTGAATAGGTGTTACTTTGTGTTCTAGACCAGGACCAAACATGACAAGTCTATTTGTCACTGGTGTTATACGCATGTTATTTTTAAATATAAGTTCGCCACCTACTAAATCTTTTACATGGGGGTAAAAAACTATAGAACATATAGGAAAATGGCTTTGTCCTGTTTTAAAAAAAGTTTGTTCATCTCTGTCTTGGTGCCAATCTGGCATACCATTCCTATGAAACCAAATGTCATACCCTACTTGATTATCAAAGTTAAAGTAATTAGCTGCTGTATTTATAAGTCGCCTAGCAACTACGCCGTTATCGTGTTCTTCTTCTTTCTTAAAATAAGTGTGATTGTTTTCGTTGTTTATAGTCTCTAAGGTCGTAGGGTAAAAGACTTTATCTACTATTATAATCATCTAAACTTCGGTCCTTCTATCCAGGCTACTAAAGATTTACGCACGCCACTAGTTACAGGCATAACCGTGTGTCGTATTGGAGAAGGAAAACAAAATACTGTACCGCGTTGTGCTAAAGCCTTGGGGTCGGGTTGTTCATACATAGGGTCTAAAAGAAATTGTCCTCCTTCATATTCTGTAGGGTCGCTAAGCTGTATTGTTACACTAATCTTTCTATCAAAAGAAGTATTACCTGCCCAAAAAGTATCATGGTGCCAGTCATAGTAGCCTTGGTCTGTACCATTATATATAGTGTATTGGATATCTTCTAAATAAGAAATGTCAAAACCAAAAGCTTGTCTATTAGCTCTAGTAGCAAACCCATATATGAGTTGATTTATCCACTCTATCTGTCCTGCCCACCTTACTTCAGATCTTCGTACGCTTGTGTTTACATCTCCACCATCGCCTACATTAGCTTTCATAGGCTGTAGCTTTTCACATTCTTCTATTATTTTGTTGCAAGTAGTAGGCTGTATGCCTCTTTCCCACATTTGCCAAATCGAATTCATAACACCTCCTGTGTTTACTTCTTGTCAGCTAACTCCTTTATTGCCTCAATGATTAGCGGTATAAGTTTATCATACCATATTGTTAAATATTGATCGTCAATTGGAGCTTCTGTTATAACTTCTGGTAGTATCTTTTTCACTTCTTGTGCACTTAGACCTACTTGACGTCTATCATTGTCATAACCTAGCTCTTTAGCTAGTTCGTTATCTTTATAGTAATAACCACTTAATGCTAAGACTTTTTCTAACGCATTATCTATTTTACCTTCAAAATCTTTTAATCTTTCATCTGAGTAGTAAGCAGTAATGTTATTCGTAGCTCTTATTTCACCACTAGTTCCAGATGCTCCTGTACCCACACCTATTGAATTTAACTGTGTGTTTGAACTTGAACTTATACCTGCGCCTGTTGGTCCTGTAGGTCCAGTTGCGCCTGTAGGTCCTGTACTACCTGTAGGTCCTGTGCCACCATTAGATCCGTTTGAACCTGCAGCTCCTTTCTGTCCTTTAGATCCAGTTCCACCTGTCGGTCCAGTACTACCATTAGACCCGTTTGAACCTGCTGCACCTTTTTGTCCTTTAGCTCCGCCGCCACCAGTAGCACCAGTTGCACCTTTAGCTCCGCCTGGCCCTGTTGGGCCCGTTGGTCCAGTACCGCCACCTGCTCCAGTTGCACCTTTTGCACCTGTAGGTCCTGTGCCACCACCTGCGCCAGTTGCGCCTTTGGCTCCGCCTGGCCCTGTTGGGCCTGTGCCACCTGTTGAACCTGTAGCTCCTTTAGGTCCAGTTGGTCCGGTTGATCCATTAGAACCATTAGAACCTGCTGCTCCTTTCTGTCCTTTAGCACCTGCACTACCTGTTGATCCGCCTGCGCCGGTAGCTCCTTTTGCACCTGTTGGTCCTGTACCACCTGTAGGTCCGGTTCCTCCTGTTGGTCCTGTTGATCCAGTAGCACCTTTTGCACCACCTGGTCCTGTTGGCCCTGTGCCACCTGTAGGCCCTGTACCACCTGTTTGTCCTTTTTGTCCTTTAGCTCCGCCTGGTCCTGTAGGTCCAGTTCCACCCGTAGGTCCGCCTGCACCAGTTGCTCCTTTAGCTCCTCCTGGTCCTGTTGGCCCTGTACCACCCGTAGGTCCGGTTCCTCCAGTCGCTCCTTTAGCTCCGCCTGGTCCTGTAGGTCCTGTACCACCTGTTGGGCCAGTTCCTCCAGTTGCTCCTTTTTGTCCTTTTTGCCCTTTTGCACCTGTAGGTCCAGTTCCGCCTGTAGGTCCTGTACCACCAGTACTACCTGTAGGCCCGCCTGCTCCAGTAGCTCCTTTAGCTCCTCCTGGACCTGTTGGTCCGCCTGCTCCAGTAGCTCCTTTAGCACCTTGTGGACCTGTTGGTCCAGTTCCGCCTGTAGGTCCTGTACCACCTGTTGGGCCAGTTCCTCCAGTTGCTCCTTTTTGTCCTTTTTGTCCTTTTGCACCTGCGCTACCGTTTGAACCTGCTGACCCAGTAGCACCTGTAGCACCCTTAGCTCCATTACTACCGTTTGAACCTGCTGGTCCTGTTGGTCCGGTTGGTCCGGTTGCTCCACCTGCTCCAGTAGCACCTTTAGCCCCGTTACTACCGTTTGAACCTGCTGGTCCTGTAGAACCTGTAGGTCCTGTTCCACCTGTAGCTCCTACTTCTCCTTTTTGTCCTTTAGCTCCACCTGGGCCTGTTGGGCCTGTACCACCTGTAGCACCTTTAGCACCTGCTGAACCTGTTGATCCGCCTGCTCCAGTTGCTCCTTTTGCACCTGCTGAACCTGTAGAACCGCCTGCACCGGTAGCCCCTTTTGGTCCAGTTGGGCCTGTACCACCTTGAGAACCAACTTCGCCTTTGGCGCCAGTAGGTCCGGTCGGGCCTGTAGGACCTGTTCCACCTGTTGGACCGGTTCCCCCAGTTGCTCCTTTAGCACCTGCTGAACCTGTTGATCCGCCTGCACCTGTTGCACCTTTGTCGCCTTGTGGGCCGGTTGGGCCTGTAGGACCTGTTCCACCAGTTGAACCCGTTGCACCTTTGGCTCCTTGTGAACCAGTATTACCTGTAGGGCCTTGAATAGATCCACCACTTACCCATGCTGAACCATCCCAAATATGTAAACTATCATCTGCTTGTACTATATAAGCGTCACCTTTAGTGTTGCCTGAAGAAGGAAGATTGCTTGTTTGAGCAACTTGTCCTTCCATAGTAATACCAGTACCTGTACTACCTGTAGGTCCTTGTGAACCTGTTGCACCTTTAGAACCTTGTGGGCCAGTAGGTCCTGTACCCCCCGTAGCTCCTACTTCTCCTTTTTGACCTTTGGCTCCTGCAGAACCTGTTGAACCGCCTGCTCCAGTCGCTCCTTTATCCCCTTGTGGGCCGGTTGGGCCGGTTGGGCCTGTACCACCTGTAGGTCCAGTTCCCCCAGTTGCGCCTTTTGCACCCGTAGAACCTGTGTTACCTACTTCTCCTTTTTGGCCTTTAGCTCCTGCGCTACCTGTAGAGCCACCTGCTCCAGTTGCACCTTTGTCACCTTGTGGGCCTGTAGGTCCAGTTCCGCCTGTTGCGCCTTTATCACCTTGTGGGCCTGTAGGTCCAGTTCCGCCTGTAGCACCTTTAGCTCCAGCAGCTCCGTCATCTCCATCTCCACCCGCTGGGCCTGTTGGTCCGGTTGGGCCTGTTCCGCCTGTAGCCCCTTTAGCTCCACCAACACCTACTTCACCTTTAGCACCTGTTGGGCCTGTTGGCCCCGTAGCTCCTATTTCGCCTTTTTGTCCTGTTCCGCCAGTTGGACCCGTAGGTCCAGTTCCGCCTGTAGGGCCTTGTGCGCCTGTAGCTCCTTTTGCTCCATCTGCGCCATCATCTCCATCCCCACCTGCTGCACCGGTTGCACCTTTTGCACCTTGTGAACCTGTTGAACCTGTCGGTCCGGTTGGACCTGTTCCGCCTGTAGGGCCTTGAGCACCAGTGGCACCTTTATCTCCATTACTACCATTTGAACCAGCTGCGCCGGTTGCACCTTTAGCTCCACCAACACCTACTTCGCCTTTTGCACCTGTTGGGCCTGTAGGTCCTGTTGGGCCGTCTGGTCCTTCTGCACCTTGGGCACCAGTCGCTCCTTTTGTTCCTTGTGGGCCTGTTGGACCTGTCGGTCCGGTTGGACCTGTTCCGCCTGTAGCTCCTTTGGCTCCTTGTGAGCCTGTTGGACCCGTTCCGCCTGTTGGGCCTGTTCCGCCTGTAGCTCCTTTGGCTCCTTGTGAACCTGTTGGTCCGGTTGGTCCATCTGGTCCGGTTGGACCTGTTGATCCAGTTACACCTTTTGCTCCTTGAGGGCCATTCGGTCCAGTTGGTCCATCTGATCCAGTAGGACCTGTGGGCCCTGTACTACCAGTTGGGCCTTGAGCACCGGTTGCGCCTTTGTCACCTGTAACTCCTACTTCGCCTTTTGCCCCTTGCGGGCCAGTACTACCTGTAGGACCTTGAGCACCAGTTGCTCCTTTTATACCCCCTGCAGGTCCTTGCCATTCTCCAGAGCTATCAATTACTTCAGAACCATCAATTTTTATACCAGTTACGTCTAATACCCCCGTTTGGGAGTTTCCGTTAAGTTGTGGGAAGGCTTCTAGAACTGCTGCTGTAAGACGTAAATCTACAGCATCATTTTGGGAGAATGCACGTGCGGAAGTCCCGTCCTGAGCACGGGTAACAGTAAGGGTATTACCACTTCTGGCAGTTACCTTTACAACTTCTTTATTTGTTCCGTCATCAAACGTAACAAAAAACGACTCTCCGCTATTTAAAGATGGGAAAACACTACCGTCAGCTACCGCTATAGAAGTAACAGACGAGTTTATATTCCCCGATAGGGTTGTAGTCGCATTGTTCTTAAAAACAATAGCCAACTTACATCTCCTCTATATTAAGAAACAGTTACCGTCCAGGTAATTGTCATAGCGTCTGAAGCACCTTTGTTTACTACTGAGAAAACAGTTCTACATAACATAGTTCCACCAGAAGAAGCATTTAAAATAGCCGCTTCTGTCACAGCGCCAGTACCAGTACCAGCTGCAAATGTGTCAACATATACAATATCAGCGCCTGATACTGTTGTTGATGTTAAACCAGTTCTAGCTAACTCACTAACTAAAGCAGTTTGACTTGCTGCAGCCGGTGTAGTCCCAGAACCAATTGCCATGTGTGACATTGCAGTAGCTGAAGTGTCCTTCATTCTACTAGCAACGTAACCCTTTCCTGCAGTAACAACTAAGTTAGGAACTTCTTTAACGGTTTCGCCATTGATAGCAATGGTTAATTTACCTGTTAGTTTTAAGTCATCATTTAACATAATTTCTCCTAGTTAAGTGTATTACTATTTAAAGCCGAGGCATTTAATGCACTTTGTCTATTTGCATTTAGAATACTGATCGACTCAGTTATTGTAGCACTATCTTGTGCTGATTTACCAAAACTATATATATGAGTTTCGGAAATAGTTGTGGTATCTGATTTACCTAAACTTGTATTTAAAACCTCTACATCACTAGTAGAGATACTATCGGTCTTACTCAAACTGCTAGAAAGCGTTTGGTTGTCTGTAAAACCTATGGTTTCTTCTTTACCTAAACTTGTATTTATAAACTCGCTATCACTAAACGCAAAGGTATCAGACTTACCTAAACTAGTAGCTAGTGTTTCGCTATCTGCAAAAGCGAATGAGTCGGTAAACCCTCCTGGAGTAAAGTCTATAGCATGACTTTCTACCATACCAAACGTGTCAATCCTAGTTTTAGCCCAATCGTACGTAAGTACGTCTGCTATAGACACTACGTTAGTTTTGTTGCCCAATACGTCCGTAGCAAGGGGATCATCCAAAGACGTTCTATCGTCTAAAGATATAGTATCAGCAAAAACACGTTCAAATGTGACTACTCTAGAAAATACTTCTGACATGCTAACACTATCTGTTTTGCCTAAATTAGGTTCTAAAACTTGGCTATCTGACATAGTAGTTGTATCAGATAAAGCTTTGCCCATGGCGTAATTTAATATTTCTGTTACGGACACGGTATCGTCATGTGCCCCAGAGAATGACACGGCAGCCGCATCAGACATAGTAGGTGTATCTGCAAAACTTAGACCTAGAGTTCTTAATATATCTACGTTTTCAGTAAAACCTACAGAGTCTGTAAGAGCTTTAGATAAATCAAATTCGTGGAACTCTGATATGTATGCAGCGTCATCTGCACGTTTATCTATATCGTAGCTAAGCACATCTGTATAGCTAAAGGTATCGCTAAAGAGTCTATCTAATGTATCTGGGTTTAGGTATAAATCGGTAAGTTGTAGATTAACATGGGTTACTTGGCCCTTTAGGTCAACATGAGCAATGCTACCTTTTAGGTCTACAAAAGAAGTAACGCTCTTAAGCTTAGACATTAGTCAAAGTCATTACGAACTTTAAACTTAATTAAGTCCTGAACGGTATGTATTCCTCCTCCTGAAGAAGTAAATTCTATTTCGCCCTCAAACGTTCCTGCTGTAGTCCAAGTTCCACTTGGTATAGTAAAGTTTACTCTGCCATTAGCAGCGTCTGCTATCGCACCAGTAATTGTTTGTGTCAATGTTGTTTGTCCGACTTCTCTTATTCTTAGTTTTACAGAGCCACTAGATAAACTTAGAGCTGCCCAAGTATCTGAGTTTTCTGTATCTAACGTCTTACCACTTGCAGCAGTATTACTATCTTTTAATGTTGTTTCTAAAACAGGTAGTGTGTCTCCCACTACAAATTTTATTGTGTCTGAATATGCCATAATTAATTTTACCTTCCTAAATTCCTAGTGTCTAGTTGACTGTATACAGGCAAAAAGTCTGAAGGACGCCAATCTAAAGTTACTCCGTCATAAACTCTTTCTGCCGTAGGCCCTAATGGGGGGATCCAAAAAGGATTACCATACCTGTGGCTTTCTAAAAACACAGGCAAAGCTAAAGAAGCAGGTCCTAGCATACCACTTCTGTCTATTATTTCTGTCATGTATTGGCCTGTACTCATATCATCTGATTTAAAATAATTTACTCCTGGGTCATTTGGGCTAATACCAGGAAGCACCCAAGCCAAAAATGCTTTAAACATTTCTCTTATTTCTAAACCTAACATTGTTATAGGCAATAACATTCCTGCCATCATAAGTATAGGCATAGCCCCTGCACCCGCACCTTGGTTTACAAACCCTTTATGAGATTCTTTTAACGCAGGGAATACAATTGTTTTTCCATAAGCATAAAAGAAAGATTTAAGTTGCCATATAAGTGCATACCTAGGGTCATTAGCATATGCAGGTCTTTGCGCTGGGTTGGGTCTAACAATAGATTCGTCTACAAACTGAGCTAAAGCCTCGTTAACTTTCTCTCTAATAGCTTTATCTGTTTTACCTTTTTCCCAGGCTAAAACTTCATCAGCTGTTATATTTAATTCTTTTAAATAAGTTTGTGACTGAACATTTCCATTTTGAGCTTTACGTGCGTGGTCTTGTAAAAATCTAGTACCCATGCCCGTAGCAAAAACTCTAGTAAACCTAGTATATGCCTCTAGGCCTGTTACTCTGAACCAAGTATCAGTAATATCTTTTGCGGACTGCCCCATAAAATCTTGTTCGCCAGCTAAAACAAAGAAACTAGACATAGCATCTACACCTATAACTCCTACTTCCCGTGCTAAATCTGCAGCTTCTTGCGGGTCTTTTATCATGTCTTTTATAACATTAGTAACATCACTTATCTTAGCGGTGCCCCTTGCTCTTAGTATAGGCCCTGCTGTATCTTGTAAAGAAGCTATAACAGTCAGCCCTAGTAGGGTAATAACATTTAATGTTAGTCCAAAGTTATTTGCTGTTCTTAATAACCCATTTTGTATTGGTTTTATTTTTCCAAACATAGAATTTATCATATCTTCAGCTTCTTGCCTCTGGGCTTCAGATAGTTTGCTAAGTAGTCTTTCTAATTCTACAGTCCCTCCAGATTTATCAAACTCATAACGTAAAGCAACTTTATCTAAATATTTTTTAAGTGCTACTTCTGGAGCTTCTGCTAATTGCGTATCTATAAGCCTCTGGTTTGGTATAGCTTCAAAATATTGTTTCCTAGCGTACAAAACTCCTACATCTATTTCTTCTTTTGCCGTAAATTCAATATCGCCATTGTTTTTACTTACTAAATCCGTAATAACTTTTCTAAGCGTGGCATCTTTTGCTTTTGGGTTATATTCTTTTAGTAAATTAAATAAAGTTGTTTGTTTGTTTTCATCAGTTGCGATTTCAGCTATAGCAATTACCCTAGGAAAGAAGTTTTTTCTAAAATCTACATCTAAGTTTTTAAGACCTAAATCTTCATATAATGTTTCTAGATAACGTCTTAACTCTGCCGCTTGTGGGTTGTTTAGGTCTTCCATAGCTATTTCATCATTAGCAGCTAAGTTTATAGCTGCTTTTTGTTCTTCATTAAAAGTGCTGTAAAACCAACCGTCTTCTACCCCTAATATTTTTGCAACATCATTTAACATTGCATTTGCTCTTCTAGTTTTTAGAGTAAATATACCTGCTCTACCCGAAGCCCCAACACTCCTAGGGTCTAAGTTAAAGAAATCAGCTATTGCTTCTCCTGGAGTCCCAAACTGTCTTAGCCTGGTGTCTGTTGTTAGTAATATTGCACGCAGCCATTTAGGCATGTTTTTTGTAGTTAGTAACTTGTTTGCTTGTTCGAGTACTTTTTTAAGCTGTTTATCTGTATATGTTTGCGGCCCTAATATACTTTCTAATTGTGTTTCTATTTTAGCTTTAACTTCGTAAGGCACTTGTTGGTTTTCTGGGTTTCTTATCTTGTCTTGTAAATCTCTGGAATACTCATCAAATGTTTCATTTAAATCTAACCTTTGTCTCTGCGGCTTACTTAGTGCACCGTATAATTTTTTCTGTGAATTAGCTAAACGTTTAAACCAATTTTGGGCAGGCGCATTCATATCACGATACGTAGTGCCGTCTACGTTTAATCCTAACTTATCTCTTATAGCTAAAGAATATTGATCTGCTACAAAGTTGTTAAACCCTGTTTCATTATTTGTATAAGTAGCAGGAGCATTTTTTCCTTTTCGTATTTTTTCGTAGGCCTCTAGTAGCTTCTTTCTTACTGCTGGTACTTTTAAACTTTTCTCTAGTTCTTGGAAAGTTAAAGAATTACCTAACTCTTTTAAATAAGCAGCATAGTATGCTCCTTCTGAAACGTTTTTATTTGTTTTCATCAAGATAACATCAAAATCCCTATACTGCAGAGTCATAGCTAAAGCATTGTCATTGTTTAAAAGTTTTTTTCTTTTACTTTCAAAATGTTTCATATCTAACTTGCCTTGTATAGCAGCAGATAGCTGTGAATCATTTAGTTCAGCTTCAGCTGAAATAACTTTTAAGTTAGTTTCTAAACCTAAGTTTCTTGCAGAGGTAGTTAGGCCTTTTATTATTTGCTGCCTAAAAGGTAACGAAGCTCTTTTGCTTTGAGTTTGTGTTGTTTTGTTACCAGTAGTAGCTGCTGCTCTTTGTGCTAAAACATCTTTAAGTAAAAAGACAGTATTAGCACCTTTAAACTTACGATTATCTTGAAAACCTGGTTTTGAAGTAGCTTCTTTATTTTCTTTAAACTGTTGTAAAGGTCCTTCGATAGCTAATACGTATTTACTTGTTTTTGTACTAAATTGAGGCGGATATTTAAACGCTTGTTGTTGTTCAAATTGAGAAGTTTGAGTAGATATTTTTTGTCTTAGTTTAGTTTTATCTACCGTACCTCTAGACATCTCGTAGTACTGGTTTCTACCTCTAAACGCTTTTCCTTGCTGGTCTTGGTAAGACTCAAACAAAGCTGCATCTTGTAAGTCCATTTTAACAGCGCTTGTGTCTACTGGGTTTCCTAAAGCAAGATCATCTGTCTGAAACAATCCACTGTCTTCTAAAAAGTCTGTCTGTCTTTCTATTTCTATAGCTTGTATATCTGCTATATAAGTTCCTATAGGGACTTCTCTATTTATACTTCCCCCTACATCTACAAAACGTTCCATTTTTCGCTCTTGGTAGGTAGTTTTTCCAGTATTCTCGTTTACATCTCTTGGGAAGGATGCTTTGTCATCTTTTACGAATCTACCTGGTGAGTTTCTTTTATCTTGTGCTTCTATTGCTGCTATGACTGAGCTTATAGGAGCTAAAAACCCAGCGTATACTCTATCTTGGGCAGATAACTGTTTTTCTAACTCTTGCGCTTCTTGTTCTAGTGGGTCAGGTCTTTTTGGAAAGGTTCTATACCCTTGTTGGTTAACGGGCGGCTCTCCCTCAAATGCTCCTGACCAAGTCATAGAAGAAACGTTTTCTATTTTTTCTTTTAGTTCTTGTAGTTGGTCTAGGGTTAGTTCTTCTATGGTATTTTCTTCTAAGTTTTGTACAAAAGGAGCGATAAGTTCTTTTCTTTGTAAAGTTTCTAGTGCGCCTTCTTCTCCTCGTTTTTTACTTTTTAAAGACGGAAACTCTAAAAAAGGAGTACTCAGTTGGGTAAAACTTTGCTCAGTAAACATATTTTTACTTAGGTCAGTTAAAGCAAATTTCTTTTCTAGTTCTTTTAGCTGAGCTTGTAATTGTTTTTCATCTTTGCTTAAAATTACTTTAAGCACTTGTGCTCCTGCACGGCTTGTTAATAAGTCATCTAATAAAGCGTTGATTGATATAGTAGGAGCCCTAGGCCCTATTTTAGGGTCTTTTCTTTCGGATGGTTTTGGTCTTCTTTGTACTTGACTAGTAATATTAACAGGGCCTGTTTCTCCCTTTATTGTGTCTGGATAATATTCGAGTACAAATCCTTGTTGTTCTAGTAAAGTTATACCGTCTAATAAAGCTGCTACTCTTTGAGAATATTGAGTAGTAAGTTCCCCACTATCTCTTCTACGGGTAATTTTAGTAATCGTAGTTATTCCTTCTAGTAAAACTGCTATATCTATTTTTCCAGTAGGAGTTCCTTCAGATAGTCCCGCATCTAAATCTTTAACTTTAAAGTAAATAGGATCCTTATAGTTACCACCTTGTGTCCTTTCTTTAGCCTGAGCTATACGAGTTCGTAGGTCCTCTTTTACGTTTCTTACTTCACTAGGATTTCTACCTGCCGCTTGTAAAAATTGTTTTTCTTCGGGTTGCATTCTAACTAAAACAAAACCCCTATCTTTATAATTTTTTAATTGCTTTTGATATTCTCTGTTTAGTTTTTTGCCTTTAAACTTCCTTGCATCTGGAAGACTAACAATCGGGGACTGAAATACTTCTCCTTTTTTAGAAGCAGTTCTAATACCTGGTATATCTGACCTATTTACTATTCGTATATATCCTACTCCTTCTGTACGGTTGCTTTCTTCTTTTGATCTAGTAATAAATTGTTCTAATAGTTTTTTAGATATGTAAGGTTTTTGTTGCTCATACTCTTGTTGTAAAGTAGGGTGCACATAGCTTTTTGCTCCATTTACAGCATTCCCATTTGCTTTTGGGTCATCTTTACTTATTCTAAAAGCTTTTTTAGTAGCGGAATCTACGAAAGGATTTTCTACAGTCCCTGAACCAAACCTTTTTGCAACTATAGGGTTATTAGGGCCTAGTGGTTCTTTAGTAAAAGAAGAATCTTGCTGGTCTACTACTACGTTAGTTTTGTTAAGTATTTCTGTTACACCTACTCCTGGTATGTTTCTAACATCAACTCCTTCCTCATCCATTCTCCTCATAGGGCTGGTAATAGAATCATCTTGCTCTATACCAGAACCTAATTCAGAAAGTTCTTGTAACAAAAGACCTAGCTCGTTTGCTGGAGACTCTTTAACTGCTTTTAAATAATTTCTATCATTTTGGTTTCGTACCCCAGAAGCTTTTTCCGCTCCTACTACTGCACTGTATATTTTAGATAGTCTAGTTTTTACTTCTGGAGCTGCTTTTTTTAACACTGAGGTTATTTGTTTAGTGCTTTGTGCTCCTTTAGTAGCATTAGATACCATGTTTACAAAAAATACTAAGTCTTTGTAGGTGATGGGAAGTTTATAAGTATCCTGTATATAAGAGTCAAAAGCTCTAGATTGTGCTTGGGTTACTTGTCCTTTTTCTATTGCCCTAGCCTGTTGAGTTACACTCATATCTAAAGTAGACGCTTCTGCTTGTCCAAAATCATCTCCGTCTGTGCCCATTTCTGAATTATCGTCTGTTATTTGGAAAGCTTCCTTTACACTTTTAAACGGGGTTGTGCCTTTAACTTCTAGGCCTTCTAGTCTGTAGGCCCTATGCTCTGCTAAAGTTTGACTAATTATTTTGTAACGTTTCGGATCAGCGTTTCCTAAAATTTCTTGCATTTTAGCTTTTGCTTTTTCAAAATCGTTTTCAAAAGTACTAGAAGTGCCTTGGTAATGTACAAGTTCGTTAGACTTTGTATCTAGAATACCTACCACCATATCATCGCCTGTTTTTCTAGTTCTGCTGTACCCTAATCCTTTCTCTGCTAAATAAGCATCTTGTAGCTCTGTGTTAAATGGGTATAGAGTAACTAAGTTTTGAAACTCTTGGGCTTTTGTAGCATCTGTAGTAAAAAAAGCTCCCCTAGCAGTAGCTACTGAAAAAGCATCAGGTAGTATTTTTTGTAGCTTGTTTAAGTCTGCTGCGCTCTTGCTATCTATGTCAATAAAAGCGCTATCTTTGTTTGAACTAGTATTAGCTACAAAATCAAACTGTGACTCTAAAGCAGTGGCTCTTTCTGCCATTACACGCCCCATTTCACTTTCATTATATCTTTGCTTAAACATTTTTAGGCCAGCTTCTTCTGCTTTGCCCATATTAGTAAGCTCTCGTAGTTTGTTCATAGCACCGGTACCACCACCTAGTGCTCCACCTACTCCTACTCCACCAAAGAAACCTGCAAATAAAGCATTTAGCCTATCTACTTTTGCGTTTGCTTGCGTGTAATCTTGGTCTATCTCTAATTTTTGCTGTACGGAAAGTTCTTCTTGGAACCCTTCTGCTATAGCTTCAGAAACAGAAGTAACCGCCATAGTCTCTAACATATCCCCAAAAAAAGTAGAGGTAGGACGAATCTCTGGGGTAAAGGCATCGTCCATTCGCGTTGATACTTTTAACTTACCACCTTTCTTTAACTTTTTAAGTAAAACCCCGGCTGTAGCAGCTTCTGCACCAAGTCCTATAGCACCAAATACTTGTCCTTGTCCTAATGCAGCTATTGCATCTTCCGGTGATCTCATACCTTCGTCTGCATAGTCGCTAAAAGATATACCAGTACCCATACGTTGTTCTTGATTATAGGCGCCTGCTAATGCACCTTTAGTAAATCTACTGCTTAGTTTTTGGCTACGTAGCTGTGCATATATGTCATCTAATGCTGCTAAAGAGTCTTTGTCTGTTAGTAGTTCTGGGAAAGGTAAGTCTCTCCCTTTTTTTTCTGCTAACGCATTTTTATAAGCTTTATTTAAAAGCTCTTCTGCATTTTCCTTTAGGGTGTCTGGTTTTCTAGCCGCTAGGGTTTTCGGTATTTGTTTGAGGCCTTGTCTACCTGCTGCTTGTAAAGCACCTGCACCTAGTACTAGGCCCGGGGTTGCTGTACCACCAGTTAAAATAGTACCCCCTGCTACAATACCCCCTACAACTGCAGCTTCTGCAAAACTAGCTGCCAGTGAAGGTACAAATTGACCGGTAGCTGCTGCTACCTGATTAAAAAAACCTCCTATAGTAGGCTCATCTAAAAACTCTCCGAAGCTTTCCATACCAGCTAGAGGTATAGCAGACTCATCTTCAAACCTATCTCCTTCTCGCAAGAAGTTTTCTGCGTCTTCGTTGTTACCTCGAATAGTAGCTATAGCAGCTTTGAAGTTTTTATTTTGTGCATTTATGTTAGATACCCCAGACTCTACCCCTGCTCTAAGGGCTTGTCCCGGCGTATCTATAGGTTCTGCTCGTGTGGGTCCTGCTTCTGGGGACAGGGTGCCCGCACGTTCTTCTAGTCTTTCGTCTTCTGAAAACTTATCTGCTTGTTCTGGTGCAAGCTGCCCAGCTCTAAGTCTTTGTATAATATCTTGTTCACTGACTGCCACATTATTCCCTGGTACGCTGTTCTAGTTTAAACGCTGCTAAGGCTAGGTCTGCAGTTCTCTTATCTGGGAATAAACGTCTAAATTGGTTGCCTGTCATAATGGGTATCATCTGTTTACCGTTTGGATCTCTAATAACAAGTTGATCTATCTGTTCTTTATTGCCTACACCTCGGGTTTGTATTTCTATGTTCCCTGCTATATTACCTGCAACTTCGCTGTAGTTCTCTCTATTATTTAAAAACCTAGTGCCAAATACTCCATTTGGATCTCTAACGCCTTCTGATACCATGTAAGCTGCTACTAAATCTCCTATTTCTTGGGTAACTAGTTGAGATGTTGAACCACTTATATTTTCTAAATCGGGTCTTAGTTCTGTACCATTCACACCACCTTTTTTGAAAGCTATATTGATAAGTTTTTTAAACTTATTCAATTGCATACCGCCCTCTAGTGGGTTTTGGAATGATTTTTGAGTCTCGCCTGTATAATCTTCAAAATAATTTATTTCGGCCGATAGTTCAACCATTTCATCGAACGCTGCTAAGCCAGCCTCTGTACCTTGTTGTATTAAAGTATTTCTTATTTGAGCATTTTTAGTTCTATTAGCGTCTTCTCTTTGTATTTGCGCAGCTTTTGTATCTAATCTATCGTATACATTTGTACTTCCGTCATCTGTGTTCATTAAGTTATAAGCAAACTCAAAATTCTTATTAAAGTCAGATTCACTACCGGCTGCAATCGCGTAAGCTACCGCTGCTTCTTTTCTACCAAATTCTATTTCTGGGTCGTCTGGTATCTTTCTAAAGTCAGAAGGGTCTTTAATATCGTATCTATTAAACACTTGTTGAGCATTATTTAAGAACGTTTCTTCCATACCTATCTTCATTAGTTCTTCTTTGTTCTCTGTTAAGAAAGTACTTATTTCTTCTGCTGAGCCTGTTTTAGGGAATACTAAATCAGTGCCTGCAAACACTTCTGCTTTTGGTGTAGTTCTTTGATACTCTACGCCGTTTTGTGTCATATTGTCTGGGGCTGCTTCGGTTAGTCGTGTGGTAGTTACTTGTTTACTACCCGCTTTAGCTCTTGGTACGGGCCCTGGTACTTTTTCAGTAGTTTGTGCTCGTTCTAGTTTTTGTACCCCAGTACTATCACGCAGTTGTTGTTGCTCTTCATTATTTATCCCTGCCTTAATAGCAAGGTAATTTGAAGGAACTAGGCTTAATATTTGCCTTTGTATGTCACCGCTTTGATCAAAAAACATTCCATCTGCAACCATTTTCATTGCTTGGTCTTTAGTAAGGGTTTGGTTTTGACTGTCCGCGTCTCTTTGTGCTTGTTCGGTTTTTTCTCGTTGAGAGGAATTATAGTCATCTATAGCATCTTGGGTCATTGAACCAATTGCTACTATTTTTTCAGCTGCCTCTACAGGTGACATTTTTCCTAACTTAACTTGCTGATCAAAGTAATCTATTTGTTCTTCCGCATCCATTTCTTCTACGGGTTTATTAAGAACGTTAGTGCCATATTTTTCTTGCGTGGCTAAAAGAGTTTGGCCTCTTTGCCTCAAAGCAGCTGCATTACTATTAAGATCAGTTTTTCTAACCGCAGTATTAAACAAAGTCCTAAAGCTTTCTGTATCAGAAGTCATAACTACATCATTAGGATCATTACTAAACCCTAAAGTTTTAGGTACTACGCCCTGGTCGCCTTTAATATCATAGTGTATATTGCCGTTCTTGGGGTTTATCCTTATGCCTACTACTTCCCCCTCTACTGTTTTACCATCCATGTCAGTGTAAGACCTAGCTGTGCTCAAACTGTTTATAAACTCTACCATTGTGTCGTGTTCTTTGGGTTTTACAAACTTCGTACCATCACCCATAAGTTCTAGTTTTGATAAGTCTTTGTCCGGGTTACCCTCGCCGTACATCATTGTATGAAAGTTTTCTTCGCTTACGTTTGCGTATTTTTTTCCAGTTTCTACTATATCTATATGATCTAAATAAGGAGATAAAGTGCCCATAAGAACATTAGCTTCAGACTCAGCTCTGTCTTCTGTATCTTTTCTTTCCGCTCTGCTGGCAGCTAACCCTGAAAGATAACTCATATCATAAACGCCGCTAAAATTGATGTACCCATACCTATCATATTACTAGAATACCCAGCTTTTGCTTGTTTGTATGCGCCCCTTCTTGCAACCTCTCCTTGGGCGGCTGTGCCTAAACTAGATAAAGCCCCTGCATTTACGCCTAGCCCTATGCCGGTTATTTCTTGTAGTAAAGATTGGTTTATTTGTCTTTGTTGCACTCTTGCGTTATTCACACTTCCAGCTAAAGATAGTTGGCCTTGTCTTTGTGCAGCATTTTGTTGTTCTTGTAGTTGAGCACCAGACAATCCTGCTCCTCCATACCTTTCTAAATTTCTTTTCTGAATTTGAGCAGCAATCTCTGTTTGTTGTTTAGTGTTTTCTCTAGTTCGGTCTACTAACTTAGTACTGTCTAGTTTTCCTATTAGTTGATTTTCAAAGTCTCTAAAATTATTTATATAACTTGCGTAGTCGTCTCTGAGTATTTGAGCGTACGTTTCGTCTGGGTCGCTTACATTTTGAAGCCCGAGTTGTGAGAAAGAATCACCCTGCTGGTTTTTCATATATTCTTCCATGCCGTCTGTTAGTCCTCTTATCATCCGAATATACCCACTTTATCGTCATCATTTCTGCCTTTGTTATAGCCTTGCATTGTTGTATAAGCACTTCCTAAACCAGTGCCTACTTTTTGTAAACCCTTTATCATTCCTGCACTTTTTGTGTAATCTGCTTTTGCTAAATTTAAAGTGTCTGTTGTAGATATTTTAGAAGCTTGGGCTAAACCTGAAACTGTCTGATTAGCTATACCTGCTCCCGCTTTTACTCCAGAAACCTGGTCACTTAGCGCTCCAGTATATCCTTGGGTAGCACCCTGTAATAATTGATCAGAACCAGCCATTACTAAATTAGCCTGGTTGTTTATACTTTGTACTGCTTGTCTATTTGGATTCATAGTAAGGCCTTGCATGGTATCAGCTGCCGCTCTACCTTCTCCCATAGCTATTAAAGAGTCTTCGTCTCTAAACGCATTAGCTGTACCCTCTACTATTCTAGGTTTTATTGCTTTGTCAAAAAAATTCTTTTGGGCTAACCCAACAGCTGCGCTTGCCTTATCAGTTTCACTTGCTTGGTAGTCTGATTTTTTTGGTTTACTCATTCTACTTTTCTCCTATAAACTCTTGTATCTAAATCCCAACCTCTAGCTATTGCATAAGGTTCTAATTCGGGTACATGTGACTGAGCTTCTATGTACTTACACCCGGAGCTTTTAGCTAGCTTATTAATCCAATCTTCATGGGCTAGCCATTCTCCACTGCCTTTACTGTAAGTATACGCTATCCACATATACAATGTCTTGTCTTTTGTGTACCTATCGGTTTCGGTAGTAAGTACTAAAAACCCGACTGGAGAGGTAAATAAAAACGCTCTTTCATTTACACACTCACTATAAACATCTTCTGGGATAAAGGTTAGACTGGGATTGTCTGCTAATATACTTTCTAAACCTGGTTTTACAATGTTCCACGTGGAACGTATATCAGTAAGCACCGGTTCAACAAAGACATTAGTAGTCGATCTCCTTTCCATATCTTCCATAGCGCCTCCTTGGCTTACCTATTCCTTTGTATTTTACTGTTCGTTTTACGCCCAGATCCCCGCCTCTTGCACGAAGTTCTGCCTGCATAATTTCCATATTAAACTGTGCTAAATATTCTCTAGCTGCACCTACATCGGTCCATTCTCTGTTTGGCATGCGAAGTAGCCTGTATAAAGTGCCATATATTAAAGCATCTCTATATTGATTAGATATTGTAGTATCAATATTGTTTGAAGTTCTAGATGGTTTTAAAGCTACGCTAGCTAAAACTGGTTCGGAACCACTTGGTACTGGTACTAGCCAAAACGTGCTTGGTGTTTTTTGTAAGTATACGTGCGGCTGTCCAGTGCGTTCTCTCCAGTCAGGGTAGTTTAGATCTAAACTACGTGGGCTTATTGGATCCATGTCTCTACCGTTGTACGACATTAATAGTACTTGATGCACTTCTGTGCCAGTAGGTATATCAAAATCGTATTCGTAAACACCTGAAATGGTGTTAAATGCGTCCATGTCTAATATATATGCTTTAGAACGTTCGCAAAATTCTATAGTAGCCGAACGTAAGTTAGCCTCAACTAGACTGTCGGGGCAAAAAGGAACGTAAGGTAAAACTTCTTTTACTAAAGAAGAGTAACTTGCCATTTTAGCCTCCTTGTCTTGGTGCTGCTACGGGCGGTAGGTTTGGAGCTGCTCCTATATTACTAGTTCTATCATTGTTCGGGCTTAATAGCTCCTGGGCTTGTGAACCCTGTCCGACACAATTTAAAAACAGTTGGTAATGAGACTGGGCTCTTTGTGCATTACCTGCGTATTCAGAATCTTTTTGGTAAGCTCTAAATAGAACATAATCTATTATGCCGTTTGCATAAATATCATCTACTGAAATAGTTGCACTACCGTTAGCTAAATCTGTTGGAGAAGCTGAATAAACAATTTCTACAAATGAATTACCCGCTACGCCTGGGTAGACATAATAATTTCTTGGGTCATCTTCATCAAAAATGTAATGTTTAATTACTGTAGTATGGGCTGCATCCCCACCAACACTTGGATCATGCCAGTCGGGTTCTTGTGTGTTTAATATATCAACATTAACAATCCTAACTGATCTTTTACCAGTAGCACTTGCGCTAGCTGCGGACATATTTCTTACTACTTTAATTAATCTTAGTCCTGCGCTAGGCAGAGTTTGTTTTGTGCCAGTTACGAGTTGTACATTGGCTGTAGTAGCTGAAGACTCGGGTCTAAAGTTTACAATTTCTCTTTGGCCATCGTTTATATACCTGATTAATTCAGCTTCAGGCCACCTAACGCTGGTGGTGTCTTGTAGGATATCTTTAATCCTGCTTAATATATTACTACCTGTAAGTGTCCCGGCCATAATTCATCCTCTATTGTGCAGCTTCTAGTTCTGCAATTAAATCTGTTTTTTTCTTGCGTCTGTCAAGTTCAATGCCTAGGGTGCGTCCATGTTCTTCTAGTTGCGCCTTTGTCATCGCTTCTAAATCTACTGAAGGTGTAGTTGCTTCTATAACTTTGTCTAAAATTTCTACAGCTTCTTCTATGACGGGTTCTGCTTTAGCAGTTTTTGCGCCATCTTTTACTTCTGTGCATCCTGCTTGTAAACATAACAATCCTAAATCATTTGCTACTTGTTTTGGTTCATTTGCAATTAAATATACACTTGCACCCCAAGTAGAAGCTACTGATTTGTCTTCATTTGATACTATCCACATAATTTTTACTCCTTAAATATGGGTGACTAACATTAGCCACCCATAAAATATACCACAATTAATAAGCTACATCTAATCTTATTACACCAAAGTCTTCAGTCTGTCCTGTGTGGTCAGAATGATAAACTGGCTTTTTAAGACCGAATATTTTACCAATTGAAATACCGTTCTGGTTTCCATAGTCAAATGTGTCTTCAACTATTTCTGGAATACCGATATCAGCCATTGCTAGTGCTTGTGCACCTGCGAAGATACATGCAGAACCATTGACATTAGCGTCAGCTCCCCATTTGTACCCAGCTGAACCAGCATTTGATGATGTTCCAGTAGTAGCTCCGTTTGTGTTAAACACATGTCTGAACTCATGGATCATAACTCCGTCAACCATTAGGCTTGAAGAACCTGAGAACAAGCTTGAGCTTGGTCCTCTTACTCCAGCTTGTCTTACGTTAGCAAGGAAGTCTGAATCAAGTTTTAGGTCCGCCATTACTTGTGGAGTAACAAATAGATGGAACATCTCTTCGTTTCCTGCACCTCTTAAGCCTCTGATGTATTGGTCTTTAGCGTAAGCTTTTAGATCAACAATAGCGCCATAGCTTAGTTTGTCAGCTGCAGCAGTTGCAGTAACATCACCGGCTACGATACCATTAGTAGCATCAAATCTTCTATGTCTATTAGAAGTTGGTGCTGATACATCACTTGAGAACTCTAAGTCGTTTAGGTTTTGGCCTGAATTCATTGAAGGTCTTAGAGCTCCATTGTTTTTCAAGTTATACCCAACTCCTGTTAGAGTAAGGAATGCTAATTGGTCCATTCTGTCAGCCATTGCATAAGCAAGTGCATCTCTTGAATGTTCCCTAAAGTTTACAACAGATTTCTGGTCGTTCATTCTACCAGATAGCCTGTTAGCAAATCTTAGTTGGTCAATTTGCACGACTAAGTCGTACGCTCTTAGGGCCTCTTCATTACCTTCTAGAGTATTGTCACCAACGATACCATCACCAGTCATATCGGCTAAAAGTGTTAATACAGCTCTAGCTCCTTTTTCTGATTGAGTAAGTTCAGATATTCTCTGAACCATTGCGTTAGATCCGCTACCTGCGAATTGGTTAATGAAGGACATATTTCTAGCTACTCGCCAGAAGTCTCTTGACCAGATCGTTAATTGTTCACTGGTTAGAGCAGCAAAGTTTGTATTTGCCATGATAATTTCTCCTTATCATTAAAGTTTAATAACCAGTCGACTTTTGGAGCGACTTTTATCCGTATACCCTATGTCGTTGGGATAACGCTCTCGTAAGTTACGGGTACGAATCCGGCCAGTTTAACGCCCTGTGCTGGCGAAAGCGTATGTTTTACAGGAACGACCCTGGTAAGATATCGCTCTTACGTGCGAACTTATTTTTAAGATAACACAATTTATCCGAAATCTCCACGCATTCTACGCAAAGTTTCAGCAGGTAAAGCGTCAAACTCATCTATAGACAATTTATCTATATCTACTTTCTTGTCGGTTTTATTTTTACCTTTCATAGCAGGCGGTTGTTTTTCAGCCGCTTCTATTTTTCTATTAGTGTTAGCTATTTTCTTTTTCTCTACAATTTTTTTATTAACTGGCTTAGCTGCCGGCTCTGTAGTAGCAGCTTTGCCCATAAGAATATTAACTGATTTTTGTAGTGCATCTGCGCCAGTAAACCCTTGTACTATGTAAGCATCTCTTAGTTCTAAAACTTCGTTTGTTTTATCTTGGTTAAAGTTTGGATCTGCTTGGTTTAGTTCTGGGTAAGTAGCTTCTAACTCTAATGCTTTTGCTTGTAATTGTTGCTGTTCTGTAGACTGAGCTACTGTCTGCCCCATCTTAGCTTGCATCTCAAACATCATTTGTTGTTTTTCAGCTTGCCTAATATCGTTTCGTAACTGCGTAGCTTTTGCGTTTTCTCCTTCCATGATTAAGTTTTGGTACTCTAATTCTTTAGCATCAAAATCAAATTCTGGAGCTTCATTAACGTCTTCTATTTTAGGAGCTAGTGCCTCATCTAGTTTTTTCTGTAAAGCTTTTTGTTTTGCTAATACTTCATCAAACCTAGATTTAGGAATCATTGGTTCTTTTTGAGCAAGTCCTGTCTCATCTGGTCCCTCAGATTGTTGTGTATCTTCCTCATCTTCTGCCAGTAGCTCTTCTTCTGCTGTATCTTCTCCGTCTTCGTCTTCAGCTTCAGCCTCTTCCTCTTCTGGCTCCTCTTCAAGCTCTTCAGATGATTCTTCTTCAACTTCAACATCCTCATCGGTTTCCTCCTCCTGGGTTTCTTCTGGGGTTTCAAAATTCATATCGACCTCAAATACTTCATTGTCTTCTGCGGTCTTTGGGTCTGCTCCGGGCATGCCCTCTAACACGACATCTAATTCTGCTTCTTGGTTGTTCTTAGCCATTATCGGTACCTCCTGTTTTGTCTAAGTTTTTCATTGCTTCGGTAGCCATCTTAGCTGCCGCCGCTGTGTCACTCTGTTCCTTACGCATTTCGTTTGTCAATTGCGACAATCTTTCACGTAAATCGAGCTCTTCACGTTTACCTTGAATTTTACTTTGTAATTCAGCAATCTTCAACTGTGGTTCGCTTTCTATCTGATCTACTTTAGCAACATTTACTGCTGCTTGTGTCTGTAAGTTAGCTACTTCTGCTTCTAGTTTAGCAATTTCAAGCTGCGTACTTCTGATTTGTGATTCCATTTGGAATTTTTGTAGTTGTATCTGTTCTTGCGTTGGAGGCGCATTACCCTCCATTTTTCTAATTCTATCCGCAACATCTGCTTTACGCGATAAATGTGAATACTCTACTATCATGTCGTTTGGTATAGGTACTCCAGCCTGGCGTAGAGAAATAGCTTCTGCAAACTGCATCTCATCAAAGTTATCTCTAGCAGGTGCGCTTGATACTACAACATCGTATTCGCCTAGTTGTAGGTCATTTACAACTTCTCCTTCTGGTGTCATTTCATTTACTCGCAAAGGCACTCTTGATTTATAAGGGTCAGATTCATCTGTTATTTGTATAACTCTTTCTTCTGTATAAAAACTTTGCACTAGGCTTAAAATAGACTCTGCTAAATACTGCCTAGTTTTTGCTAAGTTAGTAAGAGGCACTTGCAACATAGTAGAGCCTCTGTTTTGTTTCTGTTGTATAGCTACACCAGATACTTCTGCGCTATCCATACCTAACATTGCATCTGTAATACCGCTGATTTGTTTAATATTAGCTGCTGCTTTTTGTCCTAGTCTATCTAGTCCAGTAGGTATTTGGTTAGGCGGTATTTTTGCCGGTGGTGTAGACCCACGGTTAAATTCTAATACTAAGCCAGTTTCTGCTCCGTGTTCTTCTAGATCGTCTGCAGTCATGCCCGCAAGCGAACCGTTTTCTACAATCCAACCGCTGTTTGCAGTTGTATTTACTATATGCAATTCTTGTGATGTTATTTTGTTTAGTTGTTCCTGCGGTGACAACAAGTTACGGACCATGCCGAACGGTTTTCCTCTACGAAAGTATGGAAAATACGGAACGATAGTAAAATTTTTATACGGGGACCAATCATCAAAAAGAACTACAGTATCTGCAGTTACAGTCCACCTTACTTTTCTAACTGTCTTAGTCATTATGTCTAAGCCAAACTGGTCCGCAAACTCTTCTCTTTTTTTCTTGCTCCAATTATAAGGGACGTCGCGCATGTCACCAGTAACAGGGTCTAAGTAAAACATACAATCTTTTAGCCTATAATACTGTCGTTCTATTACTCTTATAGCCCTAAGCATTCGTGCGTTCTCTGGATCCCCAGGGAACTGTTGTCCGTAATTGTGTTCGTCTGTATCTCCATATCTTTCTTCTTCGTATTCCATAGAGTCAGCGCCTAAAGTAGTACCTGTTTCAGCTAGCATTCTTAATTTATCTGCTTTGTCTTGACCGTACACTTCTTCTACTTCATCTATACTCATCCACTTGCTTTCAAATATTTCGTTCCAAGTTCTTGGGTCATAATGTTTTGCGTCGGGGTCGATAAGAATGTCTAAAGGGTCTTTTGCTTCTACTCTTACTTCACCCTGTACGTGGTCAGAAAAATCTATACGTACATCAAAATATCCTCTGTCTTGTATTAACCCGTCAGAAAACACTTGGTTTTCTATCCACTCTAGTTTGTTATTGTCTGCTATTTGAGAATAAACCTGGGTTAAAACATCTGCAGTTTTTTGATTGCCCCCACCTCTAGGTTTAAATTGTATGTCTGCTTTTTTCGTGCTTTGTTCCCCTAACACGGCATTAATTGTAGGGAGTATTGTATTTATAGTTAGTGCGGGCCTACCCTGATCGTCGAGTTGTTGCATGTCAAACTCATCCCACTGGTCCCCTCTATAATACATGTCACATTTTTTAGCCATGTCTATGTATTCTTCATGGCCGCTGTCGCGGGCTCTGGTGTAGCAATCCCACTGGCTTTTTGCTAGAGACAACTCTTCCGCTTTGTTAAGATTTTTCTTTATTTTTTTCTTATATGCCATACTATGCACTCATTGCCGATTTCTTTTTCGGTCCTTTTGCTATATATCTTAACTTATCTCGCCAAGAAGGTATATGTTCTGGCGCCTCATAAAAAGTTGCATACTCTGTCATCATTAAACCAACCCATGCCAAAGCATCAACTTGATCGTCATGCACGCCGTTAGGAAAACGTAAAAGCTCAGCCACCATTGGCCCCGTCCAAGCGGCATCTTCTGGGAGGAAAACTTTACCCTGTTGCATTCTACCCTGGATCGCTCTAGCTCTAGCTTCTTTGTCACGTCGCCCTACTTTTAGATCTTTAAAATACGCAGAATGTAATTGTCTTTCTGCTACCCTTTTTTGTAGAAAAGGCCCGATAGCCATTTCTATGTGTCCTTTTTCTATTCCAACTATACTAGGCCTCCACTGTTCATAAAAGTCTAATATTTTTTCTACTAACTCAAAACCGTCGTACTTGCCACGGATAACATCTACAACATACATATTGTCGTATTCATCAATACCTATAGTTATGCCCACAGAAAAATCGTTCCTGTCGCGTTGCCCTATAGCCAAATCCCACGCCGTATAATACCGAAGTCTATCATATTCTATTTCGTCTGGCTCAAAATACTGAATCATATCTCTAGTAAAATAATCACCATCATCTGATACGGGGTTCTGTTGATACAGAGCACTCCAATCTCTAGGCCCAATAGCTTTTTGTATTTTCTCTAAAGATTCTACATTGTACCTTTCTGGGTGTAGTGAATCCCCTTGGCTTCTGAACTCCTCATCTTCTTCGGCTATTGCAGGGTATTTAACTACTTCCCAGTCATCGGCTCCATTTTCACTAGCAGTTAATAGTCTGCCAGCTAAATCATCATCGTGCCATCTCGTTAAAATAACTAAAATACCGCCACCAGGAGCTAAACGTGTATACGCGGTCGAAGTATACCAATCCCAGGTCGCTTCGCGGCTGTTTTCAGACTCTGCATCTTCTCTATTTTTTACAGGGTCATCGATTAATAGTATATGGGCACCTTTACCCGTGATACCACCACCAACACCAGCTGCAACGTAGCCACCACCGTGTGTAGTTTGCCAAGACTCTACAGATTGCGAGTCTTTATCTAGTTTTGTGTCTTCAAATACGGTTTTATAATTAGGTTCTCTTAAAACTTGTCTAACTTTCCTAGAAAAACTCATAGCTAAAGATCCAGAATACGAACAACTAATAAATTCGTGCCCTGGGTTACGCCCGAGATGCCAAGCAGGGAAAGCAATACTAGCCAAGGTTGATTTGCCGTGACGAGGAGGCATAAACAGCATAAGCCTTGGGGATTTCTTATCTGCTACGTCCTGGCTAAATTTTTCTAGCCTTTTACAGATGTCTTTGTGTACCCAACCTGCTTGGTAATCAGGATTAAACTTTTCTACAAACGGAATCATGCGTTTTCGCGACAAAATACGCCTTGCAAGCTCTTGTTCGGCCTTAACTTGCGCTTTTTCTTGTTTTTTTGCTTCTTTTTCTTGTTTTTTAGGCATAGGAAGCTGTTCTGCCTCGTCTGCAGCGCAATAAACGCACAAACCTTTAGGCAAAACAAGGTTATCTGCTAAAAGTTTCTTACATTTATAGCATTCTATCTTTGGAAGCTCTGTCACTACTTTTTCTTTTTCTTAGCTGCTTTCTTTTTCTTTTTAACTGGCCCTCTAGGGTAGCCTTTTCCATAGCCCATGCTTTTTCTCCTTTATTAACACTTCCAGCGCCTACGCGCTTGCCTAATTCTTGAATTTGGGTCGTTTCTCGTTTTAGCAGAGCTTCTTTTTAGCTGTCCTGCACTCCTAGCGCAATAAGATTTACGTCTTTTTGCTGCTTTTGAGCCTTTTTTGACTTTTCCGGTAACTGCTGTCTTTAATTTAGAGCCTGGGTTCGCTTTTCTATACGCAGCGACCCCTTTTTTGGTCATTCCTGCGCCGGATTTGGTTTTTCGGTAGTTTCCGCCCTTACCCGTAGTTTTTCTTATAGCTTTTGCTCTTTTCCTAGGCATTATTTTCTCTTACTCTGTGATCTCTTTATAGCTTTATTTGTAGGAGCTCCTTTTGCGCCTTTTTTACGCATAGGTTTACCTTTTTTTCTTTTTTGGGCTATGTTGTACCACAAACCTTTTTTAGCTGTCCTACCATCTTTAGTTTTATGTGTTTTCTTTTTTGCTGGCATTACTTCTTTCCCCCTTTGTACGACTTCTTAGTTGTACCTTTCTTCTTGCCTTTTTTCATCTTCATGCTTTTTGGTTTTGCGTTTATACAATGTGCCATAGTTATAACCTCACAATATCGTTAATATCATTTTTCGGAACTACAAACCGCGAAAGGAAGGGTACTTCCGATTTTTCATTATCACCCGCCCGCCTGGGTCCGAGCTCTATATTAAATAGTTTACCATTAACTTGTAGGAAAGCGTCAACATATTGTTTAACTGTATATGATTTACCCGAGCCGATTGGTTCTATTTGTTTTGTTCCAGGTTGCCCAACTGCAGATACTATTGCTGCGCACAAGTCGTCTACGTGCACATAGTCTCTGACACAAGTGCCGTCGTCCGTATCGTAATCGTTTCCAAAAATAGTAAAACTTTTTGACTCTATTGCAGCTTGCGTTGCCGCATACAAACCTTCTGGGTTCGTTGGCGTCCGACCACCGACATTAAAGAAACGAAAAATTGTATAGTCCGGACAGTTCTCTTTTACTATTTCTTCGGCAGCTAACTTAGATAGCGCATAAGGTGACGTAGGATCGTACGCCGCACCTGTGGATGCTAAAAGAAATTTTGCGTTGGGGAATTTTTCTATTACGTTTTTTGTGCCGACCAGATTTGTATAAAAGTAGGCTGTAGGTTTTTTAACGCTTTCGCTTACTTTTACTAACGCTGCTAAATGTACTACTACATCTACACTAGGATCTATGTCGTTGGCCGCACGTCGGATGTCCCAATCTTCTATGTCGAAGGTTAAAAGTTTAATCCCTTGTTTGGTTTTTAATTGTTTTACTAGCTCGGTGCCTATATAACCCCTGGCGCCCGTTACTGCTACAATCACTTCTGCGGTTCTAAGTAAGACATATCTACTCCGGCTAGTTTTAAAAGCTCGGAATCCGGCAGTCGTTCTAGTTGCTGGATCTTGTCTACATTTATATTAACTTGTGTTGCTTGTTCAGGTGCGAATAACCCATGTAGTTTACATAGGGAGTCGACGACGTTTTTTTCTTCTGTGGCGGTGGCCGATTTTCGGTGGGCCTCAAGATACATAGTGGTGGCCGTGTTTCTATCGAACTTCACCTCTTCGCGCATTTCCTCGCGTAAGTATTCTATGGCCTGGTTGATTTTTGGTTTTTTAAAAACTTCGTACACATGGTCCATGTTTCTGTAACCAGCAGCTCTACCTGCCGCAGATTTATTTAGTCCTCTTAGGTGAAACAATATCAATCTTTCTTCTTGGACAGAAAGCTCGGATAATTTTACTCCCGCGTAAGGAAAATGGGATTGAAGTTCGACTCTATCTTCGTCAGTAACTTCCATTGGTTGATCTGCGACTAAGCTCATATTCCTAAATATACCTTATAACGTTTTATAAGGGAAATTTATAATAGAAAATTTTTTTTGAAAAAGTAGTTCTATATCGCCTTCTCATCCCCACATCCCTATGCCAGCGACCCACCCCCTCCCCGAATCCGATTTCTAAACGTAACTCTAGGTTTCATCGATTGGAACCTTGTCTTGAAAAATACAGGTACTGGAACAGCGTAAAGCTGTTCTTCCATATAGGTTTGTGAAGGGTATAACAGACGTTGTACTCAATTAACTAGCTATATAGGAGATTATCATGGCTAATACAATAACTAAGTCTTTCGACACTAACACTGTCAAAGCAAACAAAGGCAGAGCTTTATCTGTCTCCAAGAACGGCAACCTAAACATGGACGCTAAAGTAGCGAACCCAGCTTACGAAGAGAAAGCGAAGAAGGGCACACCTGAGTCATACAAAATGACATCTATCAGGGACTGCTTCGACTTCTTCTTACTCAAAGAGGATGGTTCAATATCGTTCAAACTTAAACCACATGTAAACCTAGCCGGTGGCACAGCAGTCACAGCGTTCGGTAGAGAGTGGACACCGCAGGACGAGGAGTAATCATGAGAATATCATATACTCTAGGTCGTATAACTAAGGGAGTAGCGAAAGCTGCTCTTCCTGTTGGCAAATGGGCAACCCAACAAGCAGCCAACATAACATCGGAATTTGTGCGTGGTATGGCAGAACAACCTACTATCACCAAGGTCGAGAATATCGATGAGGAAATCAAGCAAGAACTAGCATCTGAGCCAGTTCAACCTGAGCTTCCTTTAGAGCATCCTGAACAACCAACTAGGAGTTCAGTATGAATATACATTACTTACCAGAGTCCATATGGGCTCTGGTTGAACATTGGAGAACATAATGAATATATCATTAGTACTTATTGATTACGCAGCAATCGCAGTAATCGTTTACATATCGCTGACTATCTTAACTAGAGCAGCCATCATTGGGCTATACGCCTACTTCATTAGAGAATTTTTCAAGTCTGAATCATCCTCAACATCATCGGTCAAGTCTGACCAATTCAATCCTAACTTAGATTTCTAAATTAGCCATCATAGGAGCCCTTCGGGGCTTCTTCTTTTTTTTAACCAACTCTCCGCCCGCTACGCGCCCGGAATCCACCCGTTATAGGAGCTACTATCATGCCTTTTCACTACTATCATCACGAGCGTATGCGAGTGTGCCTTGTGCATACAACATGCTTGACTTTGGTTCCTTGTGTTCCACGGACCTGCCCCGATGTGGAACCAGTTCATGGAACCACGACAATGCCTGTTAATATGCCAAGGCGGCGGCGTTGGCCTGCCTGCGGTTCCACGGTTCCGCTAAGTTCAGCTGCTATGTTATTACGACCGACCACCGGCCTAGGATATAGAATAGATAATGAACATCATTTTAGTATGGAACCACGGAACCATACTCTAGAACCCGCATTCTTATCGCCCTGTTTGCGTTCCACATGTAGTGGAACCAAGTGGAACCACATGGAACCGGCCCAGCAGCCTGCAGCATGTAAAATGCTGCTTCCATATAGTTTATTGTTAGGTCACATGTGGCTTACAACGACAACACGCAGTCGTACTAAAGTGCGTGTCGGTGTCTCCGAAACGACCACGGCCAGATGACAAGCTGGCCACTAACTTATCAATCCATAACCACAAGGAGGTAACTATGGGATTAGACGCATATGCTGGTTTTCAGCACACACAACACACGTTCGCAGATAACGTTGAGCCTATCAATCATGATGTACTCAGCGAGACTCTAGAACATGATGAAGACTTTTATTGGCGTAAACACGCTAGATTGCAAGAGTTCATGCAGCAACTATGGAGAGTCAAGAACTTCGGTGAAGAAGCCGACCAATGGCGCGGGCTCCGTATGGACGGCAAGCATGATTACCACGGTCTGTTGTTTCTAGAAAAGATGGACATATTACGGCTGCAAGAGTTGGTACAAGACGATAACTTACCTTTTTGTCCAGATGGTTTCTTTTGGGGACAGCAGTTCCAAGAAGAAGCTATGAAAGACAACAAACCGTTGGACTTGAAGTTCTGCGAGACAGCACTCAAGTGGCTTGATGAAGGCAAGAAGGTTTGGTACGACTGTTCATGGTAAGGAGGAACTATGATTAAAGACTATTTTAGATCAGTACTAATGGGTACGGGCGTTCTGTTCGTACTCTTTGGTATCGCAACGAGTATTCAATACTCACTTTTACTGCTCGGTATCGGTATCGGTATCGGCTCAATATTGTATTTACTATGGAGGTTATTATGAATGCAAATATAGTTAGTGCGCTGACCACGGCGCTCTGGATTTTAATAGAACTAATACAGTTCGGTTACATGGCTTATCTAGCCTGGAGGAATAGAGATGTTACTAGTAGGAATATTGTCGGCGCTGGGTCTGCTAATCCTAGCACTTAAAGCAGGCGGCAAGAAGGCTATCGGTCACGATATCTTTGTTGACGTTCTGATCACAGTCACATTGATGGTGTGCTTTTACGGCACATTCAGCGGTATGACTGCAGCAATGATGGGCGGTTTGTCTGCGTCTATTGTCTTGTTCGTTATGAAGAAGACGATGGTGCACGAGAAACTAACTGTCGAGAAAAGCGAACATGTTGTTATGAGCAAACCTGTTCAAATTAAAATACCTACAGTCAAAACTAAATGGAAGACTGTACAACCCGAATGGAGGAGTTAAAAATGCAAACCATAAATCCACAAGCACTTAAAGACGAATTGAAAGACGCTATTATAGCTGGCTATCCCGCAATGGTATGGGGTGGGCCAGGTATCGGCAAGTCTGATATTCCTAACCAAGTCGCCGCCGAAATGAATATGAGTATTATAGATTTTCGTGCAAACTTATTTGACCCAGTAGATGTTCGAGGTATACCGTATTTAGCGCAAGCTAATGCAGACTCTATCAAGTACACCTCATGGGCTATACCAGATGTGTTCCCAATAGCAGAACGAGACGGTGAACGAGGTATCTTGTTTATCGACGAGTTGCCAACAGCACCAGCTGCTACGCAGAATGCGTTCTTACAATTATTGCTTAACCGTAAACTGGGTGATTATGAGCTCCCAATAGGTTGGGCAATATTGTGTGCAGGTAACAGACTAACTGACTCAGCTGCTGTATATCAGATGCCAAGTCCAGTTAGAAACAGACTAGCACATTACGAACTAGAACCAACCTTAGATGATTGGGTAAGTTGGGCTCACCAACACAAGATTGACACAGATGTTATATCGTTCATACAGTACAGACCAGGACTATTATCTAGTTTTGATCCTGACCAGTATGCGTTTCCAACACCTCGTGCTTGGTCAATGGTTAGCAAAAAGCTCCAACGAGCGAACAACAACCCAGAACGATTGTTCTATGGTGTAGCATCACTAGTCGGCGACGGCGCTGCTGGTGAATTTGTAGCTTTCAAAGAGATAGCTAACAAACTACCTGACATAGATGCAATCATCAAGGATCCAACAAAGTACAAGCGCGACGACAATCCAGCGCTACTTTACGCGTTGGCTAATGCTATTGCAGCAAGAGCAGAAGACAGCAAGATGGATAACATAATGAAACTAGCCGACAAGTTAGTCGTAGAGTATCAAGTTGTGTTAGTCAAAGGTTGTCTAGCTAGAGATAAACAATTGCGTCAACACCCAGCTATTCGTGGTTGGATTACTAAAAACGCTAGTGTCATATTATAGGAGTAATTATGAAAACAGTAAGATTATCTAGAAGTCTCAATTGGGACATAGAAAAAGCAGCAGGGAACAAGTACGATTCGTCTAACCCTGCGAAGGAATACCCGCAAGACGGTATGCCTACCTTTATAGAACTTGGCTATCAACAAAAGATTGATGCGACCTTGTCTCACTTCAAGCAAACTTGGGGTTATGACTGTCCATGCAATTATGTGGAAAAGCTAGTTATATCTAGTACGGCATTCACTACGGATAGCGACGGTAACAAAACAGATGACGCGTACGAACAAACATTTCATCTAGCTCTACCAAGCCAACAAGTTCCTACTATGTTGGTTAAGTGGGGCGATGAGATGCGTGTTAAAGTCAAATCTGATGACTCTACGTTCTTAGAATGTATGGATATCAAGATGTTTAACGACAACCGCGAACAAGCAAAGCGTCAATATCTATTCAAGATACGAGAAGTGCTAGGCAGATTTAGTACCTTAAATCAGTTACTTAAAGCTGCACCGTACATGAAAGACGTTGTACCACAAGATAAGCTGCAAAAAATGCACGAGAAAGACGATCGTTCTGGACGTGTAACAGCACAGGCTGAGCTTGCTGACAATGAGTTATCAGAGTTACGCGAGGTCTTGTTAGAAGATGCACTATTAGGAGACAACTAATGTCTGTCGAAGTAATAGTTAAATTACCACCAGAATTAGGCAAGGGCATGGTCTGCGACGACGTAGACCATCTAGCCCGCATACTAGAATATCAAAGTAAAAAGTATGATATACACGGCGTAATTCTTATAGGAGATAAAGATGAATCCAACATTTGTAAAAGCTAGATCAAGACTTATTCTTGACAACCCATTCTTCGGCACTTTGTGTTTACGACTCAAAGCGTCTGAGTGGGAAGAGCCAACAGGTGCCACCGATGGTGTGCACTTGTTTTATAACGCTAAGTGGTTCGAGAAGCTCACAGAAATGGAGCGTATCGGTTTCTTAGCGCACGAAGTTATGCATGTTGTCTTTCTACACATTACACGTAGAGAAGAACGACATGCGACAAAGTGGAATGTAGCTTGTGACTATGCAATTAATAATTATCTAGTTGCAGAAGGTTTTATATTACCAAAAGGCGGACTTGTGGATGCGCAGTATGATGACATGACTGCAGAAGCTATCTACGGTTTACTTCCTGAGCCCGACAAAGGCTGGGATAATGTCGCCGTAGATCTTGGTAAATGCGGTGGAGTTATGGACCACCCTGGCACAGATGGCACAGCCGGTAAAACCGGCGCCATCGAGGCTGGCTTGACTGTAGCAATACATCAAGCGGCCGAATCGGCCAAGGCGCAAGGTAAACTTTCAGCTGACTTAGAATCTTTGATAACTGATATTACAGACCCAAAGGTCGACTGGAAAGCAGTGTTGGCTCGTTTCTTACGCTCCAACAACAAGTCTGACTTTACATGGGTTAGGCCTAACAGACGATTTATCGGCTCTGGTTTATATCTACCTTCACTACACAATCCCTGCTTAGAAGAGATTGTTATTGCAGTAGATACATCAGGCTCTATATCAGATGACGAGCTAAAACAATTCACAACAGAGACATCATACATCCTGCATGAGCTAGCACCCGAACGCGTGCAATTTATACAATGCGATGCAGAAATCAATGATGTAACTGAGTACACACGTGAATCATTACCACTAAAAGTAACGTACAAGGGCAGAGGAGGTACAGAATTTACACCGGTCATAGACTATGTAAACGAAAACCACCCAAACGCAGCTGCGCTTGTATATCTAACCGACCTAGAATGCGGAGACTTTGGCGATCAGCCACATTATCCAGTGTTATGGGTTACAACCCAAGATCACAACGCCCCTTACGGTGAAGTGATCCACATGCAATAAATAGGAGATTATATTATGGCATCAGTAAGAATGACAATGGCTCTACGTGAGCGATTAGTAGACAATTATCGTAAGCAGATTCAGTCTGCTTACAATAACAACCTTAACGTAGATAAAGCAATAGACGAAATTGTAAGTTCTGTGCAAACAGGAGCTGGGTACGAGTTTAAAGAGCTCGTTCTAGCTTCTGAGCATTTAGCAGAACACCTACATAACCATGCAGTTAAATGGCACGCACACACTAAACGAACTAACGGCCAAACAACTATATCTACAATACACGTACCATATGGTCGTGAGCAAAACGATAAAAGAGACTATATGCCAATAGAGAAAGCTAGTGAATTACATGTTATATGTAATCCTAACAGACCTCTTACGGAAAACTTTAAAGCTTGTCTTGAATGGAATGATCGCTACACCAGTAAATGGGAAGACGACGGCGTCAAAGAACCATCTAAAACTTATGTAGAAGGCGATCTTATGTTTATACATGATTTTGGCGATAACCCTGTATATTTACCTTATCTAACTGTAGGTACAGAACAGATGTATCACGCTAAAGAAGATTACGCTCCAAATTGTGAATGCGCTATCGTAGTGTCTGACCCAAAATTGTGTGCTATTCTAGAAAACATACCTAAAGCAAAAGTAAAGGCAAGTGAAATGGTTAAGAAGTTTGAAACGTTTGTAGAACCTATTACAACGCTTAAAAAGTTCTTAGATGTATTTCCAGGCGGTAGGTCTTTAGTACCAGAAGATGTGCTAAAAGACATGGCGGCACCTGCAGTTAAGCGTAAAGAACCTGCAAAAACAGTAACTGCAGAAGAACTTATGCCAGCTGAGCTTAAACAAGAGCTTAATGAGGTTATGCTAGAATCATCACTATTGGGGGACTAAAATATGCAAGCAGAACAAACAATATGGCAATACAATTCAGAATATTCGTATGAAGCTAATATGAATAACTGGAGAGACGCAGCTAATTTCGAGCGTAAGCAATACCAAGAGGCGTTGCTTACCGAAGAACAAGCTGAAATGAAATTCCAAGAATATTATCCAAGGAGTGATTATGAGTGCAATTAAGAATTATATGTTTGACGTTGGTGAATATGCTGCAACAAACGGCATAAAAGCTGCTATGAGCAAATTCATAGAAACAGAAGACAACGTTAAGTCATGTATTATATTTTCTTTTGCTTTTGACGGCAATTGGGAAGAGTTTATTGCTGAAGGTAATTGGGAGCCGCCAGCAGTTCACTAACATGCCAAGGAGTGGCATTAGTATAGCCCAAGTTTCGGTGTCCCGTCTTGGGCTATGCGCTTTTAGTTTACGATACGTAAACCCAAATTTCTAGCGTACCAGATACAACATCGCCTGCTGGAGCTACTTCACAGATGATATCAATTGTATCGTCTGCAGCGTAGTTCACAGGAGCTATGTCAGCGTCTTTTTGATCGCCACCACCAGCTTGTCCACATGTAGATGCAGCAATGTACTTATCAGTATCACCACCATCACCAACACCCCAGACAAGGCCTGTGCCAGTATCAAGATCACTAGAAACGATTTTTACATCATGTACTGTTTCACCAGCAAAAACGTCTACCATTTTGTAAACGTCAGCTGCGTTTGGTGCTGCAGTTAATGTAATTTTAGAATATCTAACACCTAAAGCTCCGCTTGGGAAAGGCTTAAATGATTGATTTCCAGCTACCATGTCACTTGTAAAAGTTGCCATAATATTTCTCCGTTTGTGTTATTACCCATTATTAGGTAATATCTATAGTCATAAAGACAAATAGGATGTTTGTCAAATTTAATTAAGGAGTAATTAGATGCCCCCATCACATGTATATGTAAAACGTAACCCGTTGCACCCTTATACATACAATAACCCTGACGATTTACCATATATCCAATGGAAATATGTCCGCATATCTCTTGCTTACACTATGTATACCAGTAAGCAAATAGGTTGGGAACGTGCAAAGCGTTCAGAATACGAAGAATGGTGTACAGCAATGATTAAGTTCAAGGAGGAACTATGAAAGTACAAATATTAATAAAAAACAGCCGACACGGCCATGACTACGAAGTCGTGAGAGCAGATGCTTTTTTTAACAACAAAGACCTAGAAGAAGACTACCGCCAAAAATGCGAAGACAGATGGCATGAAGAGTTATTAAACGACGGCGAACAACCTACCGAAGACGATTATGTTGAATGGTACGAAGTTACTAGCCCAATACAATTAGAAGTCCAGGAGGGATTATGAAAGAACCAAAACATTGGATAAAAATACATGAAGCTACAATTGGCCATCACGAAATGTTAGACAACGTACAAGATGTTTTAGCAGACATGGACATAGATTGTTATAACGATATGGAACTCGCAAGAAAAAACCAATGCGATTTGTATGTTATTTTTGAGAAACAAGAATGAAAAAAGAACTTAATCAAATAGCAGAAATGTTAGAGAGCTTACAACAAGACATAAATAAATTTATAAGGTGGTTATTTAAATGAAAAAATTATATTTAGACTTTGAGACATATTATGACGTGCAATTTTCACTGACTAAAATGTCCACAGCACAATACATAAATCACAAAGATTTTAAGGTTTGGGGAGTAGGACTGAAAGTAGACGACGAAGCTACGGAATGGTACAGCGCAGATGAAACAGACGATGTTTTAGCTGCAATAGATTGGAGCGATATCGCTTTAGTTTGCCATAACACTTTGTTTGATGCCTTCATTCTTACAAGGCATTACGGTTATAACCCTGCGTATTATTATGATACGGCTGCTATGAGCAGAGGTTTATATCCTAACATGTCGGCTAGGCTGAAAGACTGCGTTACACGCGAGTTTCCGTCTGACAATACTATGCGAAAGGGAGAAGAGTTAGCAAGTGCCAAAGGCATACGCGACCTTGACCCTACGCTTGACGAACAAATTGGTTCGTATTGTATTCAAGATGTTGACTTAACGTACGCACTCTTCCAGTCCTACATGGTTGGGTTTCCAGAGTCTGAACTAGACTTGATCGACCTAACTACACGAATGTTCGTGGAGCCAAAGCTTCAATTGGACCAGCCTATGCTGTTGCAATATAAAGAAGATATGGCAAAACGTGCAGAAGATGCCATCGAGTCTTCAGGTGTAACACGCGAAATTCTTGCTTCACAACAAAAGTTTCGTGCACACCTGGAGCAGCTTGGCATTACGATACCCACGAAGAAAAGCCCAACAACAGGTAAACAAATACCTGCATTTGGAAAAAATGACCCTGCGTATTTGCAAATGTGTAACATGTACCCAGAACATCGTGCATTGTGGGACGCCCGTGAAGTAGTCAAATCACGTATAGATGAGACTAGAGCACAAAGGTTTATTGATTCGTGCAATCCTGACGGCAGCTTCGGTGTACCGTTACGATATTATGCCGCACATACAGGTAGGTTCGGTGGGTCTGATAAAATCAACCTACAAAACTTACCTCGCGGATCTAAGTTACGCACGGCAATCAAAGCTCCAGTTGGTCAAAAGTTATTTATAGCTGACTTGTCTAACATAGAAGTTCGCATGCTAGCGTGGTTAGCTAAAGAAGCTGACTTACTTGATGCTTTTAGAAACAAACGCGATGTTTATTGCGAATTTGCTTCGCAAGTGTACGGTAAGCCAGTAACCAAAGCTGACACTTTAGAAAGATATGTCGGTAAAACTGCGGTACTAGGTCTGGGTTACGGTATGGGACATGTAAAGTTCCAAGATACTTTAAAAACTGGAGCTGTCTCTGTAGATGTAACCGATAGCACTGCCGTGCAGATTGTCCAGCAGTACAGGGGAATGTACACAAACATACCTATATTGTGGGCGAGGATGAAAGATTTACTTTTCAGTATGATTTCTCCTAGAGAATACGGTACACATTACGGGCCCATTACGGTCGGCCCACAGCAGCTAACCTTGCCAAATGGCATGGCACTTAAATACCCTGACTTACGATATGCAGGTGGTGAATTTATATACAGCACACAGAAAGGAATAGTTCGTACGTACGGACCACGCCTAGCAGAAAATGTTATTCAAGCACTAGCAAGAATAGTTATTACTGACCAGATTCTGGAAGTTCATGCGTTACCTGAAGTCGACGTAGTTCTACAGGTACACGACGAAATAATCGCATTAGGGTCTGAAGTCGATTCAGATGCTACAATGGAAAAGATTATGAATATTATGAAAACCCCACCCTCATGGTGCAGTGATTTACCACTAGATGCCGAAGGAGGCGTTAGCCAGGTATATGACAAATAAAAAATCAAACTTAATCCTAACAAGAAAAGTTGGTGACCGAATCGTGTTGCACACTGGATCAGGAGATCCTTTGTGCACGATTACAGTTACAAATGTTTCACATAAAGCATGCAAACTAGCTTTTGAAGCAGACTTTTCTGTTCGTATAGACAGGGAAGAAGTTTACAAAAAGAAGGAGAAATAAATGAAAATTGTATTTTTACAAGCTAAAAAACCGCTTGTCAAAGAAATAACAAAGGACGGTACAAAACCATATCCTCTTGTTAAAAACTTTACATCACATGAAGAAGCTATAACAGTAGACAAAAAAGGTCTTGATAAGCTGTTTCGTGTAACTAATGCTGCCGCTGAACAAGGCTTTTGTATGTTAAAAGGTTCATTAAAACGACCATTAGTTGATGAGCCCAGAGCATTCATGACCGATCGTGCAGTATCAACTGAGCTTTTAGTGTTAGACGTAGATGGTTTACGTGCAACACCCGGCGATGACCTACAAGCTATGGCCGATCGTATCGTGCTTCAGTTACCTGAGCTCTTTCACGATTGTTCTTATATAGTTCAAGCCAGTGCTTCTTTAGGTATTAAAAAAGATACTGTTTCATTACACCTATTCTTTTTGCTAGATATGCCAGTTCATCCGAAGACTCTAAAAGACTTTCTTCGTAGTTTAAATTACGAATCAGAGTTTCTTGCAGAACAGATTACTTTATCGGCCAACGGCCAAAGTCTTTCGTGCGTGTTAGACCCATCTGTGGCAGATAACAGTAAGTTAATTTATATAGCACCACCTAAATTTGTTGGTGTTAAAGACCCATATCCCAATGGCAGATTCATCAAGGTTGACCGTGGTTCAGCTGTTCTTAAAATCTCCTCATCTTTAGTCGGTGTTAATCCTGAAAAGGTACACGCCCTCGGTTTGCAGATTAAAGATAATTTAAGGAAGAAAAACAATCTTCCTAAAAGAACAGGCAAGTTATCTACGGTCAACGTTGCTGGTGAAACACACGAAGTGTTACAAAACCCAGACAAAATGACTATAGAAGTTACTCGTGTAGCAGAACCTTACGTTAACTGTAACGTGAACGGAGGCGACAGTGGAGGTTATTACTTTTTGTTAACCAGTCCACATTACATGTACAACTTCAAAGGAGAACCTGTATGGGAAATAGAAAAAGCTGATGTAGATTTCTACAGAAGTATATTTGATATTTTTGCAGATAAAATAAACGCAGAAACAAAACAAAAACCAATTGTCTTACGTGATTTTTACACAGACACATTTTATAACGGAGTATATGATGAAACAAAACAACAATTTAGTGAAGACTACCCACTCACGCCTACCAATAAAAACAGCCTTAACGATTTTCTTAAAAGTCATGGTCGCGGCGCCTTGGATTATGTCCCTGATGCTCGTGTCGTATTTGATCCGAGCACTGACGAAGGTATCAACCTTGATACAGTCCCGTACAGCGTAAACCTTTTCCGTCGTACTAAATACATGATGAACCCTAATGAAAATGTAAAACAACTTTCGTACGGTAGTGCTATTGAGATCCAAGATGTTGCACCTAATTTCTATAAATTAGTTATGCACATACTCGGAAACGGTAAACCAGAGTTTGAACATTTCATTAACTGGCTTGCGTACATATATCAGAACAAACGCAAAGCTATGACCGCATGGATATTTACGGGCGTACCAGGCACTGGTAAAGGTTTGTTTGTACACAAAATACTTAAACCATTGTTTGGCGAACAGCAAACACCTATGAGAGCATTAGAAAACATAGAAGAACAATTTAACTTATACATGAGAACAGCAATGTTTCTAGTAGTTGATGAGTTTCGTATGGCTGACTCAGGCTCAGTAGGTAAAATGGCGGACAAACTAAAACACCAGATAACAGAACCAACACTTACTATTAGAGCGATGCGTACAAACCAAATCGAGCTGCCATCTTTCACGAACTTTATCTTTCTTACTAACAGAGCAGATGCAGTTAAAATAGAAGACAGCGACAGAAGGTATAACGTAGCACCAAGACAAGAAACTAAACTAGAAATAGCTAACAAACAAGTAATAGAAAATATAGACTTGTTAGAACAAGAATTATTTATAGTTGCAGGCTTACTGCAAGAGTTTCAAGTAGATGCTCGTATGGCTCATACAGCTTTAGAAAACGACGCAAAGAAAGAAATGAAAGAAGTGTCTATGTCTATACTAGAAGAGTTTGCAAATGCAATACGCATACGCAACTTAGAATATTTTACAGAAGTATTAGATATACCACTTACTAACACTTTTGACGCAGGCGGCATTAGCACGGCACAACGTTATGTTAAAGAATGGTTAGCACAATCTAACAACGAACAAGTTATACCATTAGCTCACTTTAAAGTTGTTTATGACGCTATGACTGACAGCCGTAATACTATATCCCAACGAGAGTTTGCTAAACGTATGTCCAGGCTTAATATAAAAACCGCACGTAAACGTGTAAGTACAGATCGTACAGCTGGTATACCGCGCGGTGTTGTATTAGTTTGGAAAATAGATAATAATGTAAGAAAGGATTTGATCGAACAACATTTCGACGAAAGGGACTTAGGACTAATAGATGAAGAATCTAACACAATCCAAGCGTCCAGACCTAATCTCAACGGTTAGTGTCAAGGAGGACATCGAACTAGGCTATATACCAGCCTGGTCTTACTCGACTTTAAAAACATTTGAGTCTTGCGCTTACCGCTCTTACATAGCTAAAGTAAAAAAAGTACAAGAGGACTTCGGTCCCGCAGCTGCACGTGGCACAGAAATACACAAGCAAGCTGAAGATTATGTAGGCGGATTATTAGCTGAGCTACCTGACACCCTAAAAAAGTTTACTTCAGAGTTTAAGAAACTACGCGAAATGTTCGCAGAAGCACAAGTAGAACTAGAAGGTGATTGGGGTTTCACACGTGAGTGGGGAACAACTGGCTGGCTAGCAAAAGATGTGTGGGGACGGATCAAACTTGATGCGTTTGTACACGAGTCAGAAACATCAGCAAGAGTTATAGATTACAAAACAGGTAAAGCTTATGGCAATGAGATTGCTCACAGCCAACAAGCTCTTGTTTACGCAATCGGTAGCTTCTTTAGATATCCAGAATTACAGATTGCTAAAACCGAGATATGGTATCTCGACCACGGCACTATGTTAGAACAGGTGTATACGCGGGACGAAGCTATGGTCTTCATGCCCAAGTTACACGATAGAGCAATAGCTATGACTACTGCAACCAAGTTTCCGCCAAACCCTAGCAATTACAATTGCAAGTGGTGTTCGTATGGCAAGGGCGAGTTCCCTGTTTGCGAATGGGCAGAAACCTGATACAATAATATTAACGAATAACGAAAGAACGATTAAGGAGTAACGATGAACGATATACCTGTGGCTTACGACCACCAACAAAAGACTACTGATTTCATAGTAGCAAACCCTAAATGTTTAATAACCTCAGATCCTGGTACTGGCAAAACGCGTGCGGTTTTAGATGCTCATGCTATACTCGGAGGCAAGACATTAGTCTTAGCACCACTTTCAATATTGGAAGCGGCGTGGGGGGAGGACATTGACAAGTTTCAACCCAATATAAAATATGGAGTAGCTTATGCAAAAAACAGAGAAAAAGTCTTTAAAGACATTGATAACCTCGACATGGTCATCACTAATTTCGAGGCTGTTAACTTTCTACGTAAAAACTCACGATTCTGTAAGCAGTTCGATACAATCGTTATTGACGAATTTACCGCTTTTAAAAATCGCACAGCCAAACGTAGTAAAAATCTCAAAGAAATTATCTACCATTTTACTAATAGGATTGCCATGTCTGGTACTCCTAATAGTAATACTATTCTAGATATATGGCACCCAGCATACCTAGTCGACGACGGTGAGCGACTAGGTGCTAGGTTCTTCCAATTCAGATCCCAAGTATGTACGCCAAAGTTCAATGGCTTTGCAAACGAATGGATTGACAAACCTGATGCAGAAGATGCAGTTGCAATAAGACTGCGCGACATTACCATCCGTTATGCATTGTCAGAATGTATGGATCTACCTGACAACATAACACGAACAATCAACACTAACTTGTCTAAACAGATACAGCAAAAATATAATCTCCTTGCTAAAGATTCTGTGTTGTATACAAAGACTGGCACAGTCAACGCGGTTCACGCGGGAGCTCGTGTCAAGAAGCTACTGCAGCTAGTTACAGGAGCAGTATACGACGAAGATAAGTTAGTGCAGTTTGTACATCAAGAACGTTATGACATAGTTATGACACTTGTAGACCAACGTGCACACTCCCTGGTAGCATTCAACTGGCGACACGAACGTGATGCTTTAGTTGAGCTAGCAGAAAAACAAGGTGTGTCATACGAAATCATTGACGGTACGGTTAAAGCCGAGAAGAGAAAAGATATCGTAGCACGATACCAAGCAGGCCAAATTAAAATGCTATTGTGTCACCCACAATCAGCATCTCATGGTCTTACTCTTACAAAAGCTAACACAGTTATATGGTGTTCGCCTACGTACAACGCTGAACACTTTCAGCAATTTAACCAACGTATTCATAGAGCAGGTCAAACACAAAAGACCGAGACTATATTAATACAAGCTAGAAACACTTGGGAGCCCGAAGTGTACGCTAAGCTAAATACTAAACTAGGGCGAATGGAAAATCTATTACACATTCTACAGGAGGTAGGACATGGCAAAGAAACTAAATGACTTATTAGCCGAGTACGGCAAAACACGTGACGAGATAAAATCTCTACAAGCACAAGAAAAAGAACTAAATGTTATCAAGCGTGAGCTTGAGTACCAAATTACTATTAGGATGCAAGAGGAAGGCCTCGATAAAATCTCTAATAGTGGTAGGACAATCTCTATTAAACAAGAGATTGTGCCGACCGTAGAGGACTGGGATGCACTTCAGGACCACGTAGTTAAAACTAAACAGTTTGAATTACTCCAGAAGCGTATGTCAGCCACTGCGTATAGAGAGTTGATTTCATTAGGTACGGACGTACCTGGAGTGATCAGCACAGAGTTAACCCGTATTAATTACAGGTCAACATAATAATAACCAATAACGAATGACGAAAGGAGGAATAACGATGTCAAACGATATTAGCGTAGTAACGAGCAAGGTTCCAGCTCATGTAAAATCGGGATCAAAACTAGGTAATGAGAATGTACAATCTGAACATATCTCAGTACCAAGGGTAAAGCTACTTCAGAAAATGAATAACGAAGTTGACCCAAATCATAGTGAGCATATAGAGGGCTGTAAAGAAGGCGACTTTATAAACACTGTGACTGGCGAAAACTACGGTTCATCTATGTATGTAGTCAACACTCACTTCAAAGAAGAGTTTGTTGTGTGGAGAAAGCGTGAAGAAGGTGGCGGTCTTGTAGGGAACTTCCCAACAAGAGGTGAAGCTGAAGACTATCTAAGTGAAAACAACTTAGAAATGGCTAAGCACGACATCACTCAAACGCAAATCCATACTTTACTTCGTTTGGATGATAAGACGTCAGAAGTATCTGATATACCTTTTCTATTTGATTGTGCTTCATCAAAGCTCAAAGTATCTAGAGAATGGAATACTAAGATAATGAAACAAGGTGGAGATAGATTCTCTTTCTTGTGGAAGATGTCTTCAGTCCCGCAAAGTAATGCAAAGGGCTCTTGGGTCAACATTGACATCACAGGTGTTGATTGGCTAAAAGACGAAATTTACCAACAAATAAAATCTTTCTATGAAAGAACGTTTGTTAAGTAAATAAGTACGTGCAATCCGGGTGCGACATTATAGGTCGCATCCACGATTGTGTTACACTTAATATGTGCGTGAAAAGGAGTTCATCAACAAAGTGCATCGACACTTACCTAAATCAATCTATCGTTGGAAAATTAACGACGCTTATCATGGCGGCGTACCAGACACATTTTACTCAGGCCGCAATGGTCATTGTTTTATCGAGTATAAATATAAAGAAAAATTACCTAAAAGAGATTCGTCTCAAATTATTTTGAACTTATCTCCCCAACAAAGAATATGGCTAACCCTTCAACATTCTAATAATGTTATATGTTATGCCGTGCTTGCCTCGAAAAATAAAGTTTTTGTAACCCAAGAATTTAATATGCCTGGCTTAACGCTAAAAGATTTTAATGAACAAAGTATTCCTTTTAAAGAATATATACAATTAATAGAAAATATAACTATAGGAGAAACAAATGACTGATTATGTAAACTCGCCACCTCATTATAATACCGGAAACGTGGAGTGCATCGTGGCAATAGAAGAAAGTATGACCCCAGAATCTTTTAAAGGATATCTAAAAGGAAACATCCAGAAGTATATGTGGAGGTATGAGGCTAAAAAAGGACTACAAGACGTCCTTAAAGCTCAATGGTACTTAAATAGGTTGATAAAAACACTAGAAAAAGAGCAATCAGTGTCTGACGCACAGGAAAGCCCGCCAGATAAATATTGATTTAGTTGGACCTACGGCCTTAGTTACCCTAACAAAACCTCATACAGAGCATTGTGTGAGGTCATTTTTTGCCAGCTTTCTTATTTCTGGCGAAAGAACGGTTTTTTGCTCGTCTAATTACTTTTAGGTTAGATTTCTTATTGTTTTTAGGATTTCCGTCTTTATGGTGAACATCATTCCCATCTCCCTTCTTAATTAACCCTAGCTTTTTTGCCATTCTATTAGCTGCATTACGCATTGCTCGCTTTTTTATTTGAGCAGGTTTGCCTTGGTAGTTCTTATATTCTTTTTTGTAGTCTCTTGCCATCTAAACAGTATACACCTTTAACTGTTCTTCTTTACCCTTTACACTTATAGTTCCAACATAAGTCATTTGGTCTAATACTTTGTCTGCGGTAGACTCTCCGATCAGTATATCTACCCCTGCATCCTTAGTAGCTGATTCTAACCGAGCAGCTACATTTACTGCGTCACCTATTGCTGAGTAATCAAATCTAGAATCGGAACCCATGTTTCCTATAATTGCATCACCAGTATTTAACCCTATACCTATTGCTATTGGTTCGGGTAGTTCTTTTTGTAGCATGCGAATAGCTGTACGCATATCTCGGGCACAGGCAACGGCACGTTTTTCATGTTCATCTAAATCGAGGGGGGCGTTAAAGATGGCCATACATGCGTCGCCTATGAATTTGTCCACCATACCACCGTGTGCCTGTATACATTCTACTTGTACGGTAAGGACCTTGTTCATTATGTCAGTTACTTGTTCTGGTTCTAGTTTCTCAGATAAATTTGTAAACCCTCTTACGTCAGTAAAAAGGAATGTGCATCGTCTTCTTTCTCCCCCGAGCACCAAGAGGTCTGGATCTTTTTGTAGTCGTGCAACCTGGCGTGGATCCAGGTAATGCCCGAACTGTTCCTTAATCTGTTGTCTAAGTTTATATTGTTCGCCAAAGCGCAACCAAAACTCTTGTACAGATATAAGTGTCATTGATACTATACTATAACTAAAGTCTATAAGTATATTATTTCGTGCAAACCATACAGCAGCTGCAACTTGCGCGCAGTATAAAAGCCCGACCCCCGCCATAGAACCTGCAACAGGTGAGAATCGTATTATAACTATTACTAATGACAAGACCCCTACTAATATAATTAATTCATATAATACAGAGGCCCCTGGAATTTGTGGTACATCCACAGTCATGCTTTCTGCTAAAGCTGCTTGTACTTGGTGTGGGTACTTTAGTCCTACGGGCGTTGCTATCTGGGGCATAACCCCCTTTGCAGTTACTCCTACAAACACAAACTTATCACGTACATTCATCTCTTCCAAGCTAGTGCTCGGAGTATCAATCCAAGATACCCACCTACGACCAATGCTATCTACAGGTATTTCTGAATAGTTAGGTATAGTAAGTTCTTCGATCTGACCTTGCTGTCCTTTAATAATGTACGTATCTGCACCGCTAATCATTTTAATAACTTGTACGCCAAAAGACGGAGTCCAACCATCTGGAGTCTGAAGCAATAAAGGTAAACGCCTGACTAAATTATCTACATCAGTACGTGCAACTGCTAGCCCCTGGTAGGCTGAGTCTGCTAGCACGGGCACATTTCCAACCACACCTTGTGAGGCAATACCTTGTATGGGTTCTCCATCTCCTAATATAACTGTGCCTGTAGTTGGAGCATAAGAAGTGCCCCCTTCAAACGTAGCAATAACACTCGGACCTTGCAATAAAGCATCTGCAAATGCCTGATCTCCACCGAATCTATCTGCTTGTGGAAACGCAACAACCCAACCAACACCTAACGCCCCTGCTTCTAATAAGTCTAATTGTATTCGTGCAAGGTCTTGTCGCGGGTAGGGCCAGCCGCCCGCAAGTGCTACATCTTCTTCTGTTATATCTAACGTGGTAAACCAGCCAGATGGATCTGGTGTCTGTACGAGTGCATCAAACGCTTTTAATTTAAGTATCTCTGTAGCTTGCCAGTTAAATAGTAACGGTATTGCTAACAAAGGTACGGTTATTAAAGAAATCCATTTCTTCATTTCCTACTCCTTAGTTCACTTGTTGAAAAAGAATGTTTACGGCTGGTGTAGAACACTTCATGCATACCTTTACCAGTAAACGGTTTGTCGGTGTAGTCTTCTCCTATAAACCTAATATCTATATAAGTACTGTTTAATAAATCTAACAGGCTCTTTTCTGTATCATAGGGTATAACTTTATCTATATATTTAACGGCTTTAAGTTGCACATATCTTTCGTATATAGATTGAATTGGCTGGTTTTTGTTTTGTCTGTCTATGCTTGGGTCTGTCTGTAGCCCTACTATTAGGTAGTCACAGTTGTCTTTAGCTTCCTTAAACATAACTACATGACCTGCATGTAATAAATCAAAAGCTCCGCATGTAAATCCGATCATCCTGATCCTTGTGTAATCTTTATAGTAGAGTCACCCCCACCGTTTACTAACACTTGTTGTGTCTTACCGTCCTGTAATAATATTATAGTATAGCCTTGCGATATATTTAAGGTCAACTTAGTAGCCTGGGTTACTGCTCTCTCTAAAATAAGAGTGTCGTCTTGTGTGAAAGTTGTTATCTGGGTAGTGAGATCTTGCCCGAACTTTGTACCTTGTACTAAAGAACCTACTGCTAAAGCTTGGTCCCCTAGAGTATCTAACTCTTGTATAACTGCAAGCAGGTCCTCAAAGAAGTTTACATCTAAATAGTTTATGTCGAGCTCGCTAAACTCAAGTGAATCTTCTGCTAAGTAATCAAACTCTAAGTCTTCAAACTCCAAATAATCTATATCTAATATAGCACCACTGTTTGCGGACGTTGTGGATATCTCTGTGGATAACTTTGATTCGTCCGGAGGGCTTACAATAAGCATGTTATCAATTATGTCTAATGTTAGATCTAGAATAACAGGTTTGCTTGGTGCGTTCTCAAATACATTTACAGTTGTAGCTTCATAAGGTTTGTTTAGTGTTACTGTACCCATTGCGGTAGTAACAAGTATCTCACCACTAGATATTCCGTTAGCATCTGGCAATAATATAATAAGTGATCGACCTAGCTCATCTACTGTACAAGTAAAATCTGTACCTCTAATTGCTATATCTGCTGTAGGTGTGGATAACGAGATGTTCTTTTTATCTATTTTTCCTAGCTTACTACTAACAAAACGTGCTGTGCCGTTCGCAAAACGCAAAGCCATCTTACCCTTAGATGGGTCAGGGTCGTATACATACTCAGTAATTACAAGTTTTGAATGTTCTGTCAGTCGGACAATAGAGTCGTCCAGGAAGGTAATGCCTACACGTCCGTTAGTTGTACGAACGTCATCCATTTGTTGAATGTTAAAGTCTAACTCAGCGCCGTAAGGTTGGTCCCTTAATACGCTAGCGTCTCCTTTTAGTTCTGATATACCACCAATATTAGCAGCTTGTGCTTGTACCTTGGTCGTTT